GTGCCGGATAGTGCTGTTAAAACTACTTTCCTGCCGTCAAGAGCAAATTGTTCTAAGAATTTCTGTTCCCTTTCGCCATCTCTGTTATCAAATACCAAAGGCAGGCTGCCAAAACTTTCAGGACACTGTGAAAAATGCCAAGATTCCCTCTGAAATGAATAGCATTGCCGTTTATATTTGTAATCCCAACCATAAACAGAGCAATTTATAACTATATCATTCGGAAAGCTGAAACCAATTTCTCTGACTGCTTTATTGACTTCCCTGAAATCGCCGTCATATATATATTTGTCCGCATAGTTAATGCCGTCTAATAAATCTTTATAAGCCTTTGCTACTGCTAAGATAGGCTTTATTCCGTATGTATCATAGGCATATTTAACCACCGGCAGGATGTTGATAATATCTCCGTTCCTGCCGAGCATTATATAAACTCTTTTGAGCATCTTTTTATTCTTCTATATCAATCCAGATTCTCTTTCTTAGCTCTTTTGCCCCAATTGCCTTAAAGATTATTCTCAGTGCATTGATGTTCTGCCCCTTCTTGCCTACAACCTTCCCTACATCTTCAGGTAATACGTGTATTCTGTATTTGATTGTCTGGTCTTCATCTTTTCTATCTATCTTTAATCCTTCTGCATCATCAACAAGCTTGGAGATGATTCCGCTTAATAGTGCTTCCATTGTTCGCCTTTCTGTTTTTTATGAGATTTTCTTAAAGTCTTTTGGATCGTCCGAGTTCCATAGTCTCCGTCTTTCTGTTGCCGATAGGTTATGACCTTTAGGCAAATCCTTAAAGTTTATACCCGCTATGCTCCCGATACATCGGTTTAGGCTCTTGCTCCCGCATTGTGCACATACCTTGCCCCCGCCATCGCTTGGCATCTCCCAAACATCCTCCAGAATAGCCCCGCAGTTGCTGCATTTATAATCGTAAAACGGCATTGTTTATCCTTTAATTTTTATTGCTGTTTCATACATTTTTGTTAATCTCAGATATTGGGGCGGTGTCTGTATTATCGCCCTTTGCATCTTGTCAAGTTCCGCAATTGTGCTGCTGTCTTTTACCCTGCTCTTTGCAGTTGCTATCGCTTGTTTTACCTCGCTTATCTTAACCCTTTCCACGCCCTTGCTCCCTGAATTTCTCTATCCGTTCAGCTTGCTCCCGATACTTGCTCCATACCTTGACAAAGAATAACCTTGCTCCCGTTATGCCCCTACTTATATCTCCTCTGATTGTTAGTATCAGCACAATTAAGCCGAGATATACCCAAAGGCTTGAAAAGAAATACTTTACTATCTCAAAGAGTGCTTCTGCTGCTGTCATATCTTCTGTTCCTCCTGTCGTTGTTTTGTCTTAATAAGTTAAATACGTTCTGAAGTTGTGCCTCTCTGCTTCCGTTCTGCTGATTTGCTCTTATCTCCTGTATCTTCTTTGCATTATCAAGCTTCTTGCCTTCTACTGTTGCCTGTTTTTCTTCTATGCCGAGTTTTGCTATTATCATCTGAAGCTTTTGCATCATTGCCTGCATCTGTGATTGTTCGGGATTAGGCTGGCTCATCTGCTCCCATAGCTGGATAATCTTATCAGCTTCGGGTGTGCCGGCTGCCTGTAACATAACCGGAAGCATCGCATCTGCTTTCTGAGGATTAACCGACAAAACAGCGTTGAATATATCGCCGAGCTTATTATACCGCTCTATTTGTGCACTTGCACTGTAAGGCTCGTCTGATATTTCTATATCATACTGATAAGCACTAATATCGTTAACAACTCTTTCGGCAAGCTCACCGTTTGGCTCTCTGTAAAAGATTCGTTTATTCAGCTCTACTTCCTTGTCAGCGTCCAAGCCTGGTACCACATCGCTTGTTATCCTTATTACCTGTGGTGCTGTTACATAGTGCTGTATAAACTCAAGAGATAGCTCATATACGGCTTTGTGTGCTCTGTCTCTGTTATCAAGCAATATTGTGAATGATTTTGCCTGACTTTCTTCTTTCGCTATGAAATGCCGCCCGCTCGTTACTCCTGGAGACTTGCTGCCTCTTATCTCATCATCTGCATTTGTTATTACTTTTATTAACTGCTGTGTATCAAAAGGCATCCTTACAAGTTCAGGGGATATTGTAGGGCTTTCCTCTGGTCTTATTAGTCCCATATATCCAGACCTTACACGCCGGTAGGGTGTTATTTTTGTGGTCGTCCAGTCCTCCTCAAGCCCTGATATTGCTTCTTCATCCATTACCCAGCCTTTGTTTGAGTATCTTGCTAATAATTCGAGTATCAGGCTTCTCGCCTTGTTGAAGTCCTTTTGAGCGTCCTTAACGTCATCTATTACCGATTGCAGCTTTAGCGGGTCAGGATGTATGTCATAGCAATAATCAGGTATGTAAACACAATACTTGCTGTTAACCGGATATGCCTGTTCGTTTGCCTTTATATTCAGTGCAGGAATAACCGCCGTAACAAATCTCTGGTTTACAAGGTCTATATCCGCCTCACCGGTTAGTCCGTATCTCTGTTTTACTCTGTCTATTATTGCTGTCTCAAAGTCTAATCCTTCATATTCCCGCTGGTTTAGTTCCCTGAAGTCAGAGATATAAGGCTCTGTTATATCAATAAGCCTTTTGCCTTCGCTGTCAGGAACGAACAAGCGTTTTTCCATACGCTTTTCGTGCATCTCCAGCACATCAAATTTGCCGTTTCCCGGATTCCACCATTGCAGGTAATTCTTAAAAACATTGCTACCGCTCGTTCCCATTGCTGTCTCATATACCGCCGCAAACATCTGTTTTAGTTTCCGGTTTATCCATTTGCCTTTGTCAGGGTCTCTCATAAAGAATGTTTTTGCTTCCTGCTGTATTGCTATCTGCATTTCCTCATCCCGCAAGGCATAGGTATTCAGTATTTCCTCTATGCTCAATTCGTGCTTTCTGAACACAAAAGATGATTTTTCCCATAACGGGTCTCCGTCAGATGGCTCCCAAGCCATTTCTCTTGGATCCACCGACTCAACAAACAGGCTGCCGTTGGTATCAGTGCTCCCGTTATACCTCCAGCCTACGTGATATACCCCAAGCCTGCCAACTATCTTGTTGACAAATACCCGCTTTTGTGCCTCTGTAAAACCGGAATGATACAGAAAATACTGCAAAGTCTCGGAAACTACTTCAGCAAGGTCTTTGTCTCCGCCTGTTCTTGGGCTTGCCTTGCCTTTTTTCTTGTTGCTCCGCTCTATACCTATGATAACATTAAGGACAGTCCTCATAAGGTTGTAGCTGAAAGCTGGTCTGCTGTCCGCCTCAAGCTGTGTCTTAATCTCTTTGTCCCATTGCCTGCCTGAGATGGTAAAATCAAAGTTTTCCGTTATCTCATCATAGAAAGCCCCGAATTGGCTGTTTAGATTCTCATATACCCGCATAACTTCGTAAAGTGTGCTGTCATCCCTTATTTTCCAAGTCCGATTTGCTCGTTTTAACATTTTATTTATACTCCCATAAAATTATCGTGTGTTATTTTGCTTCTCTCCTGCCTGTGGACTGCCTTCAGCCAAGCAGGTCTATCATCTTTTGGCTTTTGTTTTGGCGTGTATAGCTGCATAAAAGCATACTTAAAACTGTCGTAAGCGTGATCTTCTTTCGGCGTGCCTCTAAAGAAGTCATTGCCCCCTGGATCCGCTGGGTCAAAGATTGTCTTGCTCAAAAATTTAATTAGCTCTTTTGCCCTTGAGGATATGTATAACTTGCTTGCCTTAATTATCCTGCCCTTGTCTTTGCAGTGTGGGCATTGGCTTGCTCCCTCCTCTTGCTCCCGCCTGCAAGTGTTACATATCGTCCTTATCTTCAGAAACTCCTTAACCGAATCATTGACTACCGCTCTGTAAGGCTTGTTTCTGTCCAGACTTACTTTGTTCACGCATCGCATTGATGGTGCGTCCTCTCCTAATCGCTGCTTAAATACCCCCCTGAAAATCGCTATTGGTGTCTTGTCAACTCCAATGTTGCTTAGTTGGCTAATCTCCATATCGGTGTCATAGATTATCTCCAACCGCCTGTAACCTCTATCAATAAGATGGTCAGCAATTGCGTTGGCTCTGTCGGTCGGGTTAGTCAGGTCGGGTAAGTATAGCTCATCCGATACTACTATCGTGCCGGCTGTGTCTCGCTGCAATATTGATAAAACTGTTGTGTTACCATAGTCCAGCCCTGCTAAGGTCTTGCGTAAGTCTGTGTGTTTGTAGTCCTCAATAACGTGATGTTGTCTCAGGAAGTCAGCGAAAAACATACCTTCGAATATATCCATATCGCCGTATAACTCTGCCCGTCGCTTGTGGTATGGTAGCCCGTTTAAGGTCTTGCCGTAATCTGTCTTTATAAAAATCTGGAACCGTTCATCCTCCTCAAGTGTGTGGTATTGCTTTACTAACTGTTTTATTTTTAGCTCGTCTAACTCGTTAATCTGCAAACCGTTTCTGTCTGCCATCTGCTTGATGCTCCAGTATGCGTTATCCCAGCCTTTACTTTCCAGATACGCAAATTCTTTCGGGTCCTCGTCCTGTTCAAAAACTCTATCATAAAAAATCCGCTTGTGATATGTATGCCCTAACCCGCCCGGATTGAAGCAAAGAAGCATCTTTGGCGTTATTCCTGGCTTCGTTGACCTGTTAATCGTGTAGAGAAACTGAATCTCCTCTTGCGAAAACAACTCCGATTGGTCAATCATAACATCAGCGAAACCCCTGCCCTTGCGAGATTGGAATGTTGCCAAGCTATCACCGGAAAGAAACCTGATGTAACTCCCGTTCGGTAGCCTTAGAAGCATTTGTTGATTGTTAAAGAGCTTCTCTAATTCCGGATAAGCGTCAAACAGTGGTCTTATGTGGATGTCCAGCATATCTTGATAAACACGCATTATAAAAAGTCCATTGGTGCCCGGGTACTTATACCTACGCATCAACATTATAACATCTGCACTGTGGCTTTTTGTCCCGCCTCTGGGACCGCCGAAACCTATCTTTGTGGCTTCTCCGTGCTCGTATATGTCCCAAAGTCTGTCCTGGATCGGTTGTAGTGAGATGTTAATTGCCATCCTTGCTCCCTTTTGGCTTGCTCCCGAAATTAACGCTTGGTGCTCCCGTGCTCCCGTTGTAGCCGTCGTTAAAAAACCAAACCGAGTTATGCTCTGCAATCTCGTTGCCTGCCTTGTCCTTAACCCCTGCTGCTCTGACTATGTAGCTTGTTTTATACTTTGGACCCGCTATCTCAAGGTAAACAACCGAGTCAACCGGTGCAGGCTCAAGCCCTACTCTTTTAATTTCCAGCCGGTTTAGACTTGCATCAAAAACGCTGTAATTAGCCTTATCCTTAATTGTCTCTCTCTGCATCGGCTCGCTGTAAGTCAGTTTGATATACTTTATTTTTTGGATTTGTTGTTGAGGGTAAGTTATTTGAGTTGCTGCTATCAAAAGGCAAAGAATTATCCATACAAAACCATTGCCGGCAGTTTTTCTCTGCCTTATATCGCTTCTAATAGCTTCGTTTTGCCTGATTCCTGCCAATTCTCAGCTCCTTTTGCCTATGGTAATTATTTTTTACGAGTGTCTCTAAATAAGATAACGAGTTGCGGTGTTAAAATCAATAGGAATTTGTTTAAGCAGGCAATAAAAAACCCGCTTGGTAGCGGGCTTGTGAAGTGTGGTTTGAAACTATCATCATTAGAGATCTGTTATTATCCGAGCTCCAGTCGGGAGTGATAACCACCCCCTTTTACTTAGGAGATGTTGTTCCCCTAAGTGCTCTATAACAGAGCCTACCGGGTAAACCCCGATGTGCCCTGTTTCAAACCCCTTCGTAAACTTCCCCCCAAATATTTCCATCCCGTAGATGACCTTGTGGGGCTCTTCAGCAAAGTAAATGCCGAAGACCCTCTGATCTCCCTCAAGAGGATCGTGAAGGGTAATGAACGTATTACCCTCGTGATTATTAACGATAACCGAAGCTTCCACCTCGGTTGTTTTTCCAAAAGGATATGTAGACTCACTTATCAATGACAGCCCTACCGGGCTTTCGGGAGTCTCTACAAATTCCCATAGAATGTTGGAGTTTATGTTCGATACGAGCCGATTAAAAAAGATTTTCATTTCTTCTCCTTTGTTTGTTTGTGTTTGTTGTCTCTTCCAACTATACAATCAGTATGCCAAACTTTTGGCTTCGTTTTTTGATTATTTTACCAGCGTAAAATATCGTGCCAAGTTTTTCGGTAGTTCTTACAGGTAGTTTTTACAATTTAGGTAAATTTTACTTCGGGTAGTTGTCTTGCGGTTATTGTCTGTGGGTCCTAAAATCTTGTCACCCCATCTATGTTGATCGTTATCTCCTGCTTCTGTCCTGGATCCGTTGGCTCAATCCGGTTGTAATTCGTTTTGAGCATAAATATTGTGCCTGCAACTTGCTTTCCCAGAATGAGATTTTCTTCAAGATAGGATTCTATTCTCAATTTGGCTTTTTTTATTGCGTAAATCATTCCGAGTTTTTCTTTTTTCTCAACATCCTTATTTTTTTCTTCATTTTCGTAGTTAATGAGTGCTGCCCTTGTTGTTAGCCCAATGTAGTAAGCTAATCCGGTGACCGTGTATGGTCTTTTCTCTTTGTCGCAGGCTTTGAAATACTCATCAATTTTTTCCTCAAGTGCTTTTGCTGTTTTGTATTTGCTTTCTCTTCCTGGTCTGCCTTTTTCTTTTTTCTTTTCTTTTTGTTCTTTTCTTTGTTTCTTGGTGTTTGTTTCTTTCTCTGCTTTCTTTTCTGTTTCTGTGTTGGGTTGTGTTTTAATTTCTGTATCATTCACTGTTGTTTTATCATCCGCCGCCGGATGGATTTTTTTAGCTTGCTGGAGTTGCTGTTTTGCTTCCTTAGCTTCTTTTTTAAGCTTCTGATGTTGTCTGGCTTGTTGCTCTACTATTTTTAACATAGCTTATTTACCTTTGGTTTGTTGTTTTTCCGCCGCCGGTTTAATTTTTTTACTTGTCTCTAAATAAGATAACGAGTTGGAGTGTCATAATCAATAGGAATTTGCTTAGGTAGGCAATAAAAAACCCGCTCGAAAGCGGGCTTTGTGTATTACTGAAGTGTTACGTTTATTATATTAAAATTTTTCCTATTTATAAAATGCTGTCTGATCCTTTCTAATTCCGCAAATCTGTCAATTGTGCCTGAGATGTTATGCTTTATGCAGTGGTTTAGGAAATCATTCGCAAACTTGCCTGAAAATGCTAACAAATCTTTCTGGCTATCGTAGTCCATACTTGATTTATCAAAAAAATAAATTGTTACGCTTTCCATTTTCTCTCCTTAATTAATTTTATCTTCATTTATCGTCAGAGGTACTCCTTTAACTTCCCTTTGGCACATCAGGTTAATTATTTCCCGATGTTCTTTTATTACTTTTCCTTTGGCTTCTGCTTCATTGTTAGCATCAATCCAAAGCTTTATTTTTACCGTTTTCTTCCGGCGGTAAAAAGTAACTTCATAATTCATTTTCGTTCCAGTATATTTCCCTGATATTTTCAGGAATCTTTTCAATGAGTTTTTGCTTGGATTGGTATTCCAAATAATACCCGCACCATCCGATTCCCGATAGTGCGAGTAATACGAAACCTGATATTAATTCAAAGTTCATTATTGCTCCTTTTCTTTGCAATATTCCGACTTTTCAAAGTCGGATATTTCTTTTATTCGCCTGTCAAATTTTGCGATTTTGGCTTGTATATAATATTTTCTGCTACTATTATAATCTTCAATTATTCTCTCAACTTCTTTGAGCGTTTTTTCGCTGTGAAAATTTTTGCGTGATAGTTGCTTTCGTTCAGATTTTCCGTCCCCGTAGGGATCGAAAAATCTTATTACTGAAAATTCTGTCCATCCTGAATTTACCTTTTCCATTTTATTTCTCCTTTTGACAGCGTATAATTCAAAGCTTGACCAAGCCCTTCCTGCTCTTAATTTTCCATTAGAAAAAAGCCTTATTAATTTTGACTTTTTAAGACAATCAATAGACCATCCTTTTGGTGGAACTAAAGTTGGCAAACCTCTATCAGCAGTCCATTCACCATATCCACCTATCCCGTCAATATGTAGCACATCGCTACATCCGCTTAATTTACAAAATGGTTCTTTACCCCTAACCGCAATAAAATCCATACACCAAAAACCGCTATCGTGTAAATGATTTGTAGGCAATATAATAAGGCTGTCAAATTCACCTATTTCTTCATCCCACTTTCTTTCAGGTAGGGCTTCTAATTCTTTTTTAGTCCAGTGCTCAAATGACCGTACAGCTGGTAACACTGCATTGGTGCTATTTGGGCTGACGGAAGTAATCTCATCATTCCATTCGTTAAAACCAACATTAAAAGCAATTGGGTCAAGTCTTTTAACAAGCGAACCAACTTTGTTCTCTGAATGTTGTTTACGAATGTTTGCAACTGTTGTTTTTTTACTTCTCCTATTACTTGTTAAGTAAATTAAAGAATAAACAACTTGTTCAACGTCCATTTCTGAATATAAACCATTCAGATAATTTTCGTAATCGGCTTTTGTTTTTAACATTTTATTTCTCCATTTCTTTTTGTGTTTCTTTTAATATTTCAATCGGTATGCCAAGTTTTTGGTTTCGTTTTTTGCTTATTTTGCCAGCGAAAATAATCGTGCCAGGATTTCCGGTAAAGTTTACAGGTAAATTTTACTTTTTAGGTAAATTTTACAAATCTAACCAAACATCCCTAATTCTTTTTCTAATCTCTTTTCTCTTACGTCATCGTAGTATAAGTCAATGCCTATGTAATTACGGTTTAGCTTGCGTGCTACTATGCCTGTTGTCCCACTGCCGATGAATGGGTCCAACACTATTCCGTTTTCAGGGCAGCCGGCTTTTATTAACCGCTCAATAAGTTTCTGAGGATAGGTCGCATAGTGATTCTCCGGTATTGGCTCGGGTGGTATTGACCAAACCGACCTCATATTCCTGACCTTCACGCCGTCTTTTTCAATCCATCTTTCAGTTTCTCGTTTGTTGAATGTGTCAATACTCCCGTTGCTTCTTATCGAAGGATTGTTGTACTTCTTGATCCCTTTCCGGATCGTGTTTTTTCTGCCGTCATAGTTGGCGTTTTCAAATTGCTGCTCAAAGTAATATTTTTTGTTTTTTGTAAAGAAAAAAATGTTTTCATAGTCCTGTGTGAAGTTGTCTTTGTAGGACATAGGCATAATAGAGGGTTTATGCCAGATTATATCTCTCCGTAACAGTAAGCCAAGTTTGTCTGTCATCTCTATTGAGAATCTGTGAGGTATTTGCAGCATACATTTATCATACCCTTTTACTTTCGGTTTACCTTCGTTTTTCCATTGTTCGGTGAATGTTCCCCTGTTTGTTCTTTGTAGATACTTGCTTCTGTCTCCTTTTCCGCTTCCAGTGCCTGAGCTATCGCCGATATTTACGAAAATAGTTCCTTCTGGCTTTAGTACTCTTTTTATTTCCGCAAAAATATCTATCAGGTGTTTGATGTATAGATTGACTTCCGGCTCTCTGCCTAATTCCCCTTGCCAAGCCCCGCACTTTAAGCAGTAATTATTCTCAAAAGTATGGTCGCAATTATCATCTCCGTCCCATATTTGCGGGACCGTTCCGTAAGCTCTTAGGTTGTAGTATGGCGGTGATGTAATGCAGCAGTCAATACAGGCATCAGGGAATGTTTTAAGAATCGTTGGTGTGTTGCCTTTTATTGTCCGGTTAAGTTTGAGCATTCTTCTTCCTTTTGGGTTTATATCCGCTCTTTTTTATAACTTCTATCCTCACTTTATCCCTAAAAATCATTTCTGTGAGTCTGAACTTTATCTTCCATAGCTGCATCTCTAAGCCCTTGCACTCGTAAAAAATGGTCCCGCCGTTATTATCAACTACAACAAAGTCCATATAATAGTTTGTTATGTGATAAGCCTCAATGCCTTTGTCTTTAAGCTCTTTAATTGGTTCTGAGGTTAATACCGGCTCGCCGTTTTTATTCAGTTTTACGTTTATCTCTATTCTTTTCTGTCTGCTCCATTCCTTAATCTGTCCCGCCCTTAGTTGTAAATCTAACTGTTCTGCAAATTCCGCTTCGAGTGTTGAGTGGTAAGTGATACCTCCATAATCTTTTTTAACATTCAAGTATTTATTAGCTCTTTCATTCCTGCATTTCTTGCATATTATGATCCTAAGTTCAGGATGAATGTAGCACTCTTCCAGGTAATCAATAAAATGTTCTTCATTAAAAGCACAACTGCACCCCCCTACTTGAGGGTTCTTTGTCAGCTTAAATGATTTTAATTTGATTTTTCGTTCATAGTTCAATTTATTCACCTATTTCGGATTGTTCTTGTCGCTGCTTGTGTAAAGGATAACCCAAGTTACCCATAGAAATCCGAAAATAATTATTAGTAACCCAATACCCCATATTGGTATGCTTTTTATAAGTTCGATTAGTTCGTTCATTGTTTCTCCTTTCGCTTTGTTACAAATACTTTGGTTTTACTGTAATCCCAAGATCGTTTATGTTGATTATCCCAACTCTTAGGTATTCTTTCGGACTTATCTGTGTTGACCTTTCAGCTTGGTATCTGATGCTTATGCTCGTTACATCATATTTTAACGCTGTTATGTGGACTCAGTCGCTTGCCGGTATTGTTTCACAAGTCTGTCCACCATTTCTAACTGTTAATTTTATTGCTTTTATTCTTTCGTCCGCATCTTGCCAATCTTTAGCCCAAATGTCAAAACTCCATTCAGAACCATCTGGCATTATATATTCACCACTAAATTTATAATAAGGCAATCCATCTCTACCCTTTACGCTTTCGCCTTCTATGTCAATCTCTTTCAATGTTCGCTCCTTCGCCACATAACTCGCAATTCTACGCCGAATTGCTGTTACGGTTCAGCTATTTTTGTTTATAAATTATGTTAATTTGTCCAGTTTTTTAATTAATAAACTGGACCTCCGCAATCGGGTAAATTGCAAAATGTTAGTCTTTCAAGTTCCTCTTTTGGTGGATAACCTATTGATGCAATGCTTCGCCGGTAATTAGTATTGTATTGCTTTCGCAATTCTTTTTTTCTTGCAGTAAAACATTCCTGACAGTAGTTTCGCCACTTCAAAGCCTCTCTGTCTGGATGGTTTATGCAATAGCCACTACTCTTCTTGTATCTTGCCATTTTTACCTCAATTTTTTGTTATTCTCATAATTTTTTTTAATTGATATTCAAGTTCAATAATTTTAGCGATTATTGCTCCGTGCTGCTTCGATAATGTCGTGTGGATTTTTGCCTAATCCTTTTAACCGTTCTATTTCCTTTTGCAGTCCGTCAATTCCTAAAACATTAAACACACCTACTAAATATGCAAAATCTATTTCACGTTCAGAATAACATAATGAATCACTACTAAAGTGTTGGTGTAATTGTTCTGGTGTAGCAGATTTAATTAGTATGCTAATGTTGCTTTCTATGAACTGCCATATAGCATCTCTAACGTGCTCTTTTAATGTTCCACCAATGAACGCATCTGTTTCTTTGTAAAACTTTAGCTTGAATTCTTTTTTATCCATTTTTAATTATTCCTTTTTTTTTGAATTTTTGTTTTTAACATTCTAATCTTCTTGTTGCGGGAAACTCCGTGTTATGGGCAATACTACCGACCAACATTACAAGCAAGATTTTCAGGCGACCAATTCATTACACAATAAGGGTAATAATCGTCTGCATTATCCGTTCCTACTTCTAATACAACTTTACCTGTAACTACATCAATAAATTGAATAGTGTCGTTTACTTCATACGAAGTATTGTCTTTCATTTTACCCATTACTTTTTGCGGTGGAAAGTTGTTTGAAACCACTTCATCACACACCTCTATTTCTTTGCAATATGAACGGTAGCTATCATAAGGGTCTTCGATTGCTTTATACGTTTTTCCATCTAATACAAATCTTACAACATTTACATCTTCGTAATTGTTGCCCCATTGTTTTACTTTTTCTGTTGTGATATCTACACCTGATAATTCGTGTAATCCAACTAAATCTTTTAATTCCATATTGTTTGTTTTTAAATTAAGTTTCTACTAAATAAACCGTACTGCCCATAACAGCGGTTTTGTGCTATTTGCCCCATTAAGTTTGTCGTTAAATTGAGGCATTGTGCAAGGGGCAAACAGACACAAAGCCGCAAAACGTTGTAGGCAATTAATTTGCCTAAATCTCCGTTGTAATTGCGCATCTATTGCAATGTATTGCATCTGTTTTATAAGTTTTATCGCTTCCACAACAAGGGCAAATTAACTGTTCGCTTCGCCCTACAACATCGTGTATGCGTAAGGCTAAGATTTGGTCTTCTAACCAACGTACATATTTATCATTGTACTTACCGTTGCCTTTATAGGCACCATCTTCCTCATCTTCACTTGGATTATAGCAGTAGCACATAACCGCTAATTCACCATTACAGATTGCTAAAACATTAGGACTGTAATTTTTATTTGGTAATAAATCAGGGGTAGCATCTTTAACGCTAATCCAATTATCACTAATAGTTTTCTTTTCCATTTCCTCACATCTGGAGTTGATGGAAAGTAAACCTGACATCAGGAATCCTAAAAGAGTCCCGATTAAAATCCCTATGATTATTCCTTCAAGCATTTTGTTTCTCCTTCTGATATTTCTTTATCAAATCCTCAACATACTCGATTCTTGGGGCAAGTTTGCCTGGCTCAAAATAGTATCTACGAGAGTAAGGATTAGAAACTACATTGTCTCTTATTATTTTTTCCAATCTCTTATGTTCTTCATAAGAGATTAAATTACATCCTTTCGCTCTGTGAATAAAAGTGCATAAACCGGTTGCTGCTAATTCTCTATATTTAATACACAGACTGCCAAAGTGAATTTCTTCCTCCGATGCTTTAAGCATTCCAAGAAGTTTTCTAAGTGCTTCTATCTTTTTGCCCATTTTTTCTCTCCTTTATTCATACTATCCCTTAATTTTTTGTATTCTTCTTCGGGTATTTCTTCAATTGGTCTTTGATATTTCTCGTACAAAGCTTTTACCTCATCTCGATATTTTGCTATAATATCGTTTTTGGGGACTGATGTAATATTTCCATCTTTATCTTTCATATAATACGGAGTGTGGCAAAGATTACATCTACATTCTCCGTTTACCAATCCCCAAGTTAAACCTACAGACTTTCCGCAAGTTTCACACTTCCAGCTTGGCTCTAATTGCCAGTCCATTTTCCCTTTCCAATATTCCATTTTAATCCTCCTTAATATCAGTAGCTATTGCTTCTATAAGATTTGCTAAAGCACTGATGGCGGCAGCTTGATTACCAAAGAGTACAGAGACGGTTTTGCCATTAAAGGGTTTGCCTTCAAATTCTGTTATATCTTGTTCTGCATCAGATGCGATTTCCTTGCAGAGATTTATAATTTTTTCTTTTTTCTTTTTGTCCATTTTTTCTCTTCTTTGTTTTATGTTCTGTAAAAATTAGGTTAAACCACATTCCTATTTTGCCTCTATTCTTCCATAAATGCGTCTGGTGCAATTATTTTTTGAAATCCGACCTTCGGTATAGCCTGAGCATAAACAGTGTCTTAAAACTCATTATTTCGCTTTTTCCCGGTCCCGTTTAATTTCCGCTCTCCGTTTTTCTTTGTATTCGTCTATTTTGTTCAATTTTTCATTCTTGAAGGCAAATGATAATTCCTGCTCCAACGCAAGTTCTGCTGCTTCCTTATCTTCTGTTGTAAGGCTTGTTGCTTTTGTCCAGTTCTCAAGTAAATATTTGCCACGCTGTATAAGCGAATCTATCTTTGCCCTTACTCTCACATTAACTTCGTCCTCGCCAAAGACAGGAACAGCATTTACCCAGCTTGAAAAATCTATTGTCCCGTATTTCTTGTTCCTGATTAGCCCATCATACCTGCGGATAACCATTTCTTTTGTCCATCCGGCTTTTATAAATTCAATGAACCAAGACCTCATTGTCGTCTCTGGAATATCTTCCCTCATATTTGCCTCAACCTTGCTGAAAACTTCAACGCAGAACGAATACAATAAGTTGGTGCTCTCATATTTTGCTATATATTTTTCCGGCAACCAATCAAGCTTCGGTTTCTTCTTCGATATTGCCTTCTGTGGCAAGCTCTCTTTGATACTTGTTAAAGTCGAGATCGCCTTTTCGATATTGTTTCCTATCTGCTCCATTTGTTCTATATTTCCCTTCTATTATTTTCAAATAATTGTTTGCACTGCAAAACACAAAATCAAAATCAACTTTCCAGCCCCTCTCGTTTTTACCTCTAAGAAAATCGCTGAGTGCTATTTCCTCAAAAATTTTATCTAACTTAAAAGCCGTTTCTTTGAGTCTGCTCTGGATTGATTTTGTTCTCTTGGATGATAAGCTTACAATAGCTGATAATCCGTATTCCTTAGCGAAGCTATTCCAATGTTCAACTAATTTGGAATAAGGAAGAGGGGGGGGTGTCAACTCTTTCTCTTTCTCTTTCTCTTTATTTTCTTCTTTACTTCTCTTCTTCTTTACTTCTCTTCTCTTAGGGAAGTCTTTTTCAGGAATGTTCTCAGATTGTTCTTGGGATGTTCTTGGAATGCTTTCTTGTTTTTTCTTACTGCAAGCAACACATAAAGCTCTTAAATTCAATATGTTATGCGAGCCACCTTTAGATTCTGGTTCAATGCCGTAAATGGTTAGTAGTTTTGGGTTTAGTTCGTTGTTGCTTCCGTCCTCGTCGAGGGTTTTTGTAAAATCATAAGAGTTCGGAGCATTTTTCTCATCAAAAAGTAGTTCCATCTCCCCGTTACAGTCAGGACAAATACCATTTTGATAATTAAAAAAGTATTCTTTGACAGGAATACTATCCCAAACTGGGTCGGGTATTTTGCTTGTTTGTGGCTTATCTATCCGCTGGTGTTTGTTGAAATTCGGGATCAAAATATATTGAAATTTCTTAACTGAATATGGAATAATTAAACAACTTTCTTTCAACTCTTCCAAAGAATTTCTTAACCGGATTTTGCTACAATTCCCGTATGGATAAATGGTCGAAAGAAGATAAGATAAATCTCCGTTCAGCTTCCCTTCGTCATCAGCAATATTAAACATAGCAATAAATATAATTTTAGATGAATCAGTAAGCCTACCGGTTCTTTCGTCTGTCCAAAATTCAGGTTTTATCATTCTGTTTCTCACCTCACCCTCGCAATTGGTTGAACTCATAAGTTTTTATTTTTGAGAATCTCTTCATTGTTATCTCTGCTGTTTATTTGTTCTATACAAACATACTAAACATTTGTCTATCTGTCAAGTGCCTTAGCAAGAATCTTTTTCCTTATTTACATCCAGATAAGATTCTGTTCAAAGCCCAATATTCAGGATTGAAATATCCGTTTATTATATTTCCGATAGAAAAAAGGCAGTAGAAAAAAAATATAAGGAAAAGAAATGTTGCTAATATCATTGGTATAATTGCTTTTTCTTCATATCTTTCATATCCAGTCTCTCTGAAACCATCATCGTTTCTTTCCCTTAATAAGCGTATATGGGTTATCCATAGAGTTAGTCCGAATAATATTACACAGATTGTGTGAAATAATGATATAGTAGCATCAATAGGTGCTTGTATCAAAAGAACTGACCAGTCCGGGAAAAGAAATATTTATAACCTGTGTTTTACTTTTACAATATCTTGCATCATTTGTTAATTTAATTGTGTCCCCGTATTCTTCTTTTACAACTCCAATAATACCATCAATAATTATATACTTTTTCATTTTATTTCTCCTTTAATCTTTTTGTTGCGGGAAACTCCGTGTTAGCGGTCATGCCTTGATAACCGACTGACCATTAGCCTTAGCAACGTGAGTAATAATTTTCTTATGAAGTTTCGGCAGAATTTTATCTACCATACTGTCAGTAAGTAATCCGCTACCAAATCGTAAAGTATTTATAGCTTCACGTTCTGCCTCAAATTGGGCTATTTTCTTTTTGTCATACTTCAAACCTTGTTTGTCAAGTTGCTTGTCTAATGGGTCGGACAACACCCCGTAACTTAGTCCTACTGTTTGATTTGCCATATCTGTGGTTTTAATTTCAATTCTCATATTTATTTCCTTTCTTCAATTTCCCAATAACTTTTTGGGATATATACTTTTAATTCAAAACCTGTTTTTTTGAAATGTAAAAACATTGAGTTGTTATGTATCTTTGCTGTTTCTATCCTGTATATGTTCTCTTTTGTAAATAGTGTTATTCTATCTACACGCTTTATTATCTCATAAGGGATAGACCAAGCGTTTAATTTCCTGAAAACATCTTTCTCTTTTTCCGGCTTTGAATAGATTAGCTCGCCATTGTGTGATACTATCTTTCCAATGGCGAGCTTCCTTTGTCCTTGATACAGAAATAAATGCCTATTCTTGCAGTAATAAACATTACCATCATCATCTTTAAAAGAAAATCTTGCATCTATCTCAGCATCACTATGTTTTGTTTGTGTTGTCATTGTTTTTTTCTGAAGAATACCGCACCTGGCGTATTTGGTGCTTGGTTTACATTGCCTGTAAAAGTCCCCATACCTGAATATGTGCCAGCACTGTTTACCGCAACAACAGCAACTCTATATTCGCTTCCGTCATTGTTTAACTTAATCGTGTATAGCGGGTTTGTGCTTATACCAATGGCAGTTAATGAATCTGTATAATTGCCATCGCCATTCGGGTCCAGATAATCTATTCCTTGCTGTATTACATAGGGGTTGGCTGATTTCTTTTCAAGGAAAAACTTATATTCAACAGCACCGGCAACATTATTACATCCGATTTCATATTCGGATTTTGGCTGACCGTTACAATTTATTATCATTAGTACTGAAAACATCAGTACCAGAAGAACAGGGGTTCTTTTCATATTTTACTCCGATTTTTTGTTAAGAAGTTTATTTTTTTTGTTTAGCATTGCATCAGTAATTCTTTCAGCATCACTACCGCTGAACATTGTTAGCTCCAGATAATATTCATCTTTGAAGCTTTCATATTCAGAGTATGTCTTTATCTTTTCAATCTCATCTATCCAATATTGAGGCTCTTGCCTTCTTTTAATTTCCTCAATTTCTTTTTCTGCGTCAATGTTGATTTTCTTATCCTCTTTTTCATCGCCTGTGTATAGCTGTATTCGGTTTGCCGTTCCACCTTGCAGCATTGCACGGTAATCAAATAAGAATGATTCTGCACTTTGTTCTAACTGAGCCATTGTCCCAAGTACCTGTAAGTTCCAGATAGGATATTTTTTCTTTGCATCGGTTCTTCCAGATACCATATCAACCGATAAGCCAAAAGGTATTCCTTTTATTGCTCCGCTTCTTAACAGGCTTGTTTTCTTTAGTTCAGAGTATATGTTCGATGCTGTGTTCTCGCTGCCGGAATAAAAATGATAACACAAAGGACTTACGATCTTCCCAGTCTTGTAATTGACTATAAAAGCTTTCATATACATCGCAACATTACAAAGTTTGGGGTTCTTTTTCAATTTACCGTCTTTTTCTATTTCCTGCGGCATAAGTTTACAGCAGCATTCTGATATTTCGCCGGCAACATAATTTTTTACGATAGGCTTTTCTAACTCCTCAACATCACCGGCATTATTGTATCGGTTTATTAAATTCAGACTTTCATCTATCCTGTGCAAACATTCTTCGCCATCACACTTGCGTATCATCTGGTTATTAGAACCATAAAGCACAAGATCGGCGGTAAAAAAATCAGTAACATCATCTGTCGGAAAAACAATTACTAATTTTTTCGGTTTGTCGCCGTAAATTGCTTTTAACTCCGGAAAGTCATCAATGACAAAGAAGTCAGTTGCTTTCGGGTATTCTACTCCCTTGTCATTTGTTACTTTCATTCCTGTTGTAATCTTTCCCCTTCTGTCAACATTGATCCTGTTTGATTTAAGATACTTTATCATTTTTTGCTTCTCCTTCCTTAAAGTTTAATTCATCTTTTATTGCTTCTGTTTTCTTTGTCTGTTTCTTTTTGGGTGCAGGTATCTTCTCCCGCTTGTTTTCTTTATCCTTTGCAGTCCTGCCATCATTGTCCTGATCGAAACTTAATCCGAGCACTGAGCTAAGTGTGTATCTTTGCAGATATGTTCTTGTGCTGCCGATACTCTGAATGTTGTTCATATCCTCTGAGTTGTCTCTATTGCTTGTCATAGAGGATTTTTCTTCATAGCCGTCAATATGAGTTAAAAAGCAGGTGCAGGTTATTGTCTGCTCATCGCCGGTAAATTCATATCGGTAGGTAAAACCATATTTTTTCAAATATGGCTGGATAACTTTTTTTATTTCCTCATCAGGTGCATAGTTATATCCTGTCATCTTTCCGTCTTTGTCTATCGTTACAACTTCAATATTTTTTTTAATTAACGGCATATTTGATTGTAACTCAACCTTCGCTTTTATAAAAGTACTACGCTGCATTTCCCTTTTTATTTCCTGCTCTCTTTTGAGAAGTTCGGATATAACTTCCACCGGTGAGCCTTGTTTTATTGCAAGGCTTAGTAATGTTTCTATCTCTTGCTTTGCCTTTGCCATTGTGCCTTTTCTCCTTTCATCATTGTTTTGATACTAATACTTTGTTAACAACAAACTTAACACCAGGAATTTCAATACTGCCTTTTGTAGCAACTGCTATTTTATTTAGTGCTGTTAGATTTGGTATTAAAAATTCTCTTGGAATAAGCTTCTCATCTACTATCTCCGCTCTCCAATCCTCTCTGTAACTTACACCTTTTGGTGCTTCTACCTTCGGCTGTATAACCGGCACTTCAACCGGTATTACCATTTCTTTCTGCAATTCAAGTTCAGCAGCTTTTTCTTCATCGCCTTTTTGTATAGCCTTTTCAATTTTAGCCTCAAGTTTCTTTTTCTCTTTTTCTGCTTCCTGTTCGGCTAACCTTTGTAATCTAAGCTGTTCTTCCCTTGCTTTTCTTTCCTGCTCTTCTGTATAGCCCAGCATCATTCTTTTTAGCTTGCTCTCTGCTTTTTCCAATAGCTCAAGTGGATCTTTGAATAATTCCATAACCGCTTTCTTTGCATCGTCTATCGGTTTTGTGATAGATTTACGCTGTGTGTCAAGCTCTTTGTATCTTGCCTTTACCTCTTTCAGCACTTCACTTGCAAGTTCAAGCTCAGCCTGACTTGCAATTGTTATCTCCGCTCTTTTAACAAGGGCGGGTACATCAGCAGCTTTCTTTTTCTCAGCTTTAGTGTTGATGTTCACGTTGATGTTGGTCGTCTCTTTCATTTTTTACTCCTTTTATAGTTTGTGATTGTTAGTGCCGCAATAAATACTGTTCTGTCAAGTGTTTTTTTATGCTCTGCCACTTTATATGTCCCGTCATCTTTAAGATATACGGTTAATCTTTTCTTGATTTGATTTTTCGGCAGCTTGTCGTAATTGAAAAGCTCCGTATATCCTGCTGATTGCAATGCGTGGCTGTGGTGGGTTATGCCGGTTTTAATATCAAGCTGGCATATTGTTTTACCGCTTAATGTGCCTATCCTGTCTATCTTACCAGCGTAATTATAGACACGATGGTAAAGCATTAGTTCAATCTGTGTCGGTACAAATTGATAATCTTCTCTAAACTTTACCCAGCTTTTAAGATAGCCGGCAAGTGTATGATGCAAAGATTTTTCATCTAATTCAGATAAATCATATAGCTCGGTTGTAAGATGCACTTTTGTTCCTATGTCAGATTTATATTCTAACAAATCTTCATCAACAAAAGACAAATCAATTAACCCGGCTTCTTTGATTATCTGAGTTACCGAAGGAATCAGAACGCCATCAACCTTGTACTGATGTTTATTTTCATCAAATGTCAGTTCCATCGTTACCCCCTGTCTAAATCATTATCAAGAATCATTTCTATCAAGAAAGCCTTTAGCTTCTTGATAAAATCCTCTGTGCTTGGTATAATTTCAAGCAGCTCTCTTATGGTGCATACCTCAAGCTCTTTCTCCCTTTGCTCATAGTCGAATGCTTGGATTAGTTCTTGCCTTGTTTCCATTGTTATCTCCTATTTTTTTGATATTTTCTTTCTTGTGGTTATGTATCTCTTGGCAATGTCATCTTTGACAACATAACTATTGCCAACTAACTCTGCCTCTAACCCGTGTCTCCCAAGTCTTATATCCATTATTATCTGGGATTTGCTCACGATTCCTTTAAGTTCTCTTTCGATTTCTTTTACCGATTTCATAAATATTACCTTTTGTTGTTTATTTGTTCTATACAAACATACTAAACATTTGTCCTATTGTCAAGTGTTTTAGCAAAAAAAATACGGATATTTTATTATCCGTATCTTTTATTTGATTTTTGCTATGTTTTTAGTTGCGGGATTGCCTTGTGTCTCTTGGCTGTCTTGAGCCTGTTCCGCTTTTAGGCAGGGGTTCGCCGTCATTATATTTAGCTTCTTTACGTTCTTTTTCCGGCATCTGTGATTTTAGTTTATCTACCATTTCTCTTGCTTCTTCAAGCCTGTCGTTTTCAAGTAATAATAAACTTTCCCAAATCATCAGTTTATCTTCTTTGGTTAATTTTTCTTCTTTCAGTAAGGCTCTTGCATTTGATAATTGCTTTGCCATATCATTATATAACTTCTGAGTAAGCTTGATCCTGTCGGCTTCAGCGTTTGAGTAGCTGTGCTCGCCTTTTAGTTCATTGTATTGCTGAGTGTAAAATTCTTTCCTGTCGTAGAAGTGATTATATGCCCTTCCCATCAATGCAAATACATTCTCATTCCTTGTTACAGGGTTGATTCTTGATAAGCGTTTGAAATCACCCTGAACAAAATCTCCAGTGCCCATTAGGAAATTACCAACTGCCCCGAATTGTGCTTTAACAAAGTAATCAATTTCCATCGGTGATAATCCGCCCCATTGTCCGAGTTTCTTTGCTATATAGCTTGTGTAGTCAGAGTATCTATCTTTTTTGCTGTAATAATCTTCCATCCATTGAGGGACAATAGGCATCAGGTCTGGATATGTTCTTGTGTTTGTCGCAACCTCTATACCTGGTTTTAATATTTGTGGTGTCCATCCGAATAGCATTTCTCCAGGCTGTGTTACATTAAATTGTCTTGGCAATGCACTGGTTACGGTTCTAAGATAATCGTCAAAGGTTGCTTTATTGCCGTCATAGTGTTCGATAACATAAAGATACGCAAGACCTGTAATAGCCCCTATTTGCTCAGGTATTCTTATTCTTACTAATCCCTTGCCCATAGGATTCGGTATATACATTGCTCTTGATAATTCTTCCGCCGGTAAATTCCCAAGTGCTCTTTTATCTTCTTCATCACCATATAACATAACCGCAGCAGCAGAAGTTAAAGCCATTGTTAAAAATCCTGCCGATAGTGTGGCAAATCTTACAGGGTTATCTTTCGCAGCTTTCATATACCTATAAACCGCCAGAAGTGCCGGTTTAAAATATGGGATTGATTTTACTATTTTACGTCCGAATGAACCGCCCATCCTTCCGTATTGTTGGAATGGCAGTGTTGCCTGAGCAGCAGCGTACATAGCTTCGCTCATTGATGCTCCTTCTCTTTTAGCATTTATATATTCTGCATATCTTGAAGCATACTCAGTGTAGTTTGTCGGTAGTTCAAATAATGATATAGTCCCATCTATCCACTTAGTTACTTTATTTTTTAATGTTGGGTCTGAAGCAATTACTTTTGTTAAATCTTCCGGTGCAAGGTCATATTCTGAAGCGAAGGTTTGCCTTTTCCCGCCTAACAATAAATATTCGTTTAATCCTTCTGCTCCCATCTTCTGACCGGTTCTTATTTTCTGTAACCAATCAGCAAAGTGTTGAGCTAAATAAGCACTATTTTTTATTGTTGATGCTACCGGTATTGTGCCGTGATGTGTATTGTAGGCTAAGGTTACCTGGTCTATCGGGAGGTTAGCCACAGCAAAAATCGGATTTGCGGATGTTGTCATTCTTATAAATATCTGAGATGGTATTCTAACAAGCGTGTCAAACATATCGTTTTCCATCGGTGCTAAAGCTTCTTTCATTAGAACATATTCTTTTGCTGGTCTGATAAATACTCTTTCACCGTTATCAAGGACTCTGATTAAGTTTGGGTCCTTTTCTTGAGGGTAAATTATTCTGCCCTTCTCAACTGCCGTAATTGTCTCTATCTGTTCAAATCTTCTCGCTATTTCTTTGTTTTTCTTTGATAGGTCATAAGCCTTCTTCCATATCATATTATTAAGACCTTTGTTGATGGTCTCGCTAATGGCAAGTATCTGATTGTAAACAGGGGATATAATATCAAGCGTCCCGCCGGTTCTGGCTTTCTTTGCCTTCAGGTTCTTTTGTGCATCGCTGCCTGGTTTGTTTATAACTTCGAGCAGTTCATCGTTAATATATCTCTGGAAAGAAGCGTAGCCCTTCTCATTTCTCCAAGCCTCTGCTGTCTCAGAGCTAATAAGACCTGTGTTCTCTGAAAAATCAATAAGATTTTGATTGATTTTATCAAATATCTTTACTGCATCTCTGAATTGACCTTCAAATGCCCCAACCGTTGCCTGCATATCCTGTAATTGGAAATTATCATTCCTTAATATTTTCTCAAGACTATGAACCTGATATACAACAGGATTCTCTTTGATAATTTCGTGAGCTGTCTTTGTATCGCCGCTTTCTACCGCTTTTTTTAAGGCTTCAAGAACATCCGAGTTAATATTCCTTAGTTGCTGTATCTTTTTATAAAGTTCAAGATCACGTCTTGCAACAAGAAAAGAATCAAATTGTTTTTCCTTGCCTGATATTTTTTTCAGGTATTGATCTACTGTTTCGTCCTTAAATTCCCAGTCCCCATTCGTTTTGAGAAGTGGGGCTTTGTCTCCTTTGAGCCAATTATATGCTATTGTAGCACGGTTCAGATAATTAAATGCACTTACAGAGGGGTCTTCCCAAGTTCTGCGTGTCCCTGTTAGTTTGCTTATACGCTCTAATGGTTCAAAGATATTAAATATTTCAAATTTTAACCTTTGGAATATATCAAAGCCGGTATCATTGTTCTCTACAACTTCTTTACCGCTTCTTATTCTTGATGCTATTCTTTGCCACGGCTCCAGTCTTGCATAGTCATCTACCAGCCCATTCATCATAGCTAATAATGTAGATATATCTTGGTTATAATAAGTGCCAGATGGATTTATGAATTCCTTAACAAGAACAGGATATTTCTTTGTAATATCCGCAGGGTCATAAAAATAATGCTCAATCAGCGTAGCAAACCCCTCTGTCATTCTCTTTTTTATCGGATGTGAACGATTAGCACCCGGATATAGGTCTTCATATATATCAGTAAGTCTTTTTCTGATTTGCGAGCCTCTGTCTGATGCTGCAATTAGCTTATCTGTTATCTTATGTCTATGGTCAAGTGCGTGTGCTACTTCGTGTGTAACTACCACTATATCGTAAATGCTCTGAACTCTCGTGCCTTCGGTTATGTGTTTATAAACTCCCAAATACTTTTTGCTCAGATGTTTTTCGTGTATAGGGATATTAAAATGTTTCAGAATCTCTTTTACTCTATCGCTTATTCTAAAGCCCTGTGGCTGTGCACCCCCTAAGTTAGCCCTTCCTTTCTGTATCATATCGTTGATAGAACGGCTGCTTGCTGCTGTTGTGCCGTATATTCTTGCTTCTCTTGCCTGCTTCGGGGATGGTCTCTTAAACCAGTCATCAATTATTTCTTGTTCTTTCTCAAAGTCAGCATAAGGCTTGCTCTCCTCAAATATACCCGTTAGCTCTGCCTGTTTAATTTCTTTCCATATACCTCTTAGCTTTGGGTCTATCTCTCTGCCGTATTTATTAAGCATCTGTTTCCGCCATTCGGAGTAAGTGTCTGCTTTTCTCCCTTTTAATTTATTGTAAAATTCATTCCCTTGTCTAAGTATGTCATCGGCAGGTTTACCTTTTAGCTGATATTGTAATTCCTGAGCCTTACCGTATATATCCCCTTCAATATCTTCAATCCCTAATTTCTGTGCGGCAACCGTTCTTCTTGCAAAGTCTTCTAATAAATATCCTTCTTCCTCTACCCCCCTGCTTAATCTTTCTTTTTTACCCGCTTTGAAGTCCTCAAACTCATTTGCAAAATCTTTTCCAAGTATGTTTATTGCGTCTTTAATAGCTTTCGGTGTAGGATATATACCACCCGGATTTGTTAATATCTGTTTTGGTGTTAAATCCCCACTCGCACTGAATAAGGACAAATCTTTGTTTGTATATTCCTCTATTGTTGGGATGTTTACCTTGCCTAATTGTCTTTGCTCCACCGGAAAATATTCTTCAAAAATCTTGCCTGTAATGCCCTCAATAGGCTCGTTAAGCATATCTAATGTTTCGTTAAAGATATTTTCAGGGATAATCCCTTCGGCTCCTCCTTCTATATCTGGGAAACCATAATCTATCAGAAAAGATTTTGCAAAAAATTCTGTTAACTCTTTGTCTGATGGATTATAATTCATTTGTTTGATGAATGCTTTTCTTACAGCTCTTTCCCATCGTTTAATTTTCTTAGCGAGCTTTGGATTTCTTGTCTCAACTTTTCTTTGGAATTTGTGGATAACTTCTTCAGCAATTCCGTGAGTCTCGACTGTGTCCCCATAAATGTCAATACGTCCTTCTTGCTCGCTTCCTTCAACGTAGGCGAGGTATCTTTCTTCTCCTTCAACATATCCTTTATCTCCTTCCGATAATTTTTTGAAATTAAATTTTTCTGGATTGTAGCCTTTTTTTATCCACACTGCTTTTGGAAATACAACGGGTCTAATTTTATCATGCACGACAATACTTTCCCCTGTGAGTAATGCAGATTTGTCCCTGTATTTTATTACGTCTTTTACCCTCTCGTTTTCCACCAATGTTCCTGTGTCGTCATAAATTGTTGTCCCTTCGTCCCTTACAGAGAACATTTCATCGGTGAACGTATTTAATGCTCTTTGCCTATCTTCGTTATCCAAGAACTTGTATGTTTTAATTCTTCTTATGCCATTCTTCTCCAATATTTCTAATGTATTCTTAGACACATTATCAGGAACTATCGCCCCAACAAACTCGTTAAGTCCCACGATTCTTTCTTTTTTTGCTTCAAAGTATTCTGTCGGCATTTCTTTCATCATATTAACTACCTCTCTAATATCATCATAAAGATATTCGGGAACATCTTTATAGCCATTCCTCCACAAATAATTTCTAATATATCCATCGCTGGGGTTTTTCTTCGCAATCTGGCTTATTGCCTTGCTTAAATTGTCAAGTCTGTCCCATCCAAATTCGCTCTTATCTGTTGAGTATGCTCTGAGTCTGTCTGATAATTTGAAAAAGGCTGTCTTTAGTTTGTCCTCTGCTATTTCAAATTCTTTTTGTGATACTATTTGGTTTTTATTTTTTATAATAGAGGCAGTAGAAGTAAACTTTTTGGCAGCTTCACCGGCAGACTTACCAAGCCCCTGAATGAGCGTTTTTTGTGCCCCTTTAATTTTACTCCCCATCACCTCAACTGCATTGTTGAGCGTGTGTGGTATTTTCTTCTTGCCTTTTAAGATATATTCGCTCCCAAAAATATTATCAAAGTCTTCTTTCAAGAAGCTAAGATATTTCTCCTTTTGTTCTTCAATCAGTGGTTCGACATCCTTATCATTATATTTATAATAATCTAATTCTTGTTTCGGGCTTAATAATTTATCTACATCTTTGCTAAAATTATAAGCGTTTGTTGTGTTTTTTAATTTCTCTTTCAGCTCCTTAAAATGTATGTTGTCTGATTTGTATCTCCTCTTAAAATATTCGTCAATGTAATCGTTGACAAATCTTTTGATTATTTTTTCTCTTTCCTTCTGTCTGGCTTCGTATTCTTTTTCTTCCGCTCTTTCTAAAGATAATTCTCTCCTTTGGTCTTCGCTCAAATTTTTATAAAAATTGTCGTCCTCAAAATATTCTTCCGCTTTACTTTTAATAAATTCAACGTCAATTTGACCATACCCTCCCCTTATCTCTGGTATCTTTTCTGCTATTTGCTCTGCTATTTTATATTGGTCATCTGATTCTGGTAAATATTTAAGTCTCTCGTTCCTTAGTCTTGGTTCGGGCAGTTGTTTCGTTTTTTGTAGATAATAATGTTTAAGCGCAGCATTATTTTTTAGATCACCTATCTCATACTTGCCTGTTTCTATATCCTCTTTCAGTCTCGCAATATTGTAACCATCTTCTTTCAGTGCCCATGCAGGTATTATTTCTTTTATCTCTTTAATTTTCTCCGCAAGTCGAGCATTGTCAATATGCCTATATATTATAGGATATGTCGGCGAGTAAACGTCTCTATTATATACTTTAGTCCCTCGTTCTGGCTCTATTAGCCTTTTATTTGCAACAAGCGTAATCTCTCCATATTTGCTTAGACCCAAATTTTTATTCACAATAGCCATGCTTGGCATAGCCATACCCCCCACCTTATCTGCAAAAGCTAAATTGTCTGCCGTTAGATTGTTTATAGCCAATAGATCCTTCTTGTCGTTTCTAACGCTGAACAATTCTAAATCGTTATCGAATAAATTCTGTTGTTCCCCTTTTCTGGTATTGGCTTCTATTCGCTCAGCAGCTTTTATCTCATTCCAAAGCTTTCTATCAGTTTTTCTTATACCTCCACCAAATTCTTTTACCATCTGCTTTTGCCACTCAGGGTAAATGTCTGCTCTCTCGCCTCTTTGCTGCCTTAGCTTGTTATACTGTTCAATACCTCTGTTTAATTCTCTACCTGTTTTGTCCTCCGGAAGCCTTATTGCTCTTCTTTCGGACCCGCCCTTTAATAGTTCTGATAGGTTCTTTCTGCCTGATACCGACTGGTCTAATACTTCTTTCACGAACCAATCTCTTATATCCTTCGGTACTTCATATAATTCAGCCACATCAGGATTCTCGCCCGCATAGCCTAAGTGAGTAAATACCATTGCCTGAGCAAAGGTTTCATAACCTTCCGGTATGCCAATACCGTTTTCTTTTGCTATTGTCCTTACATCATTTTCCCATTCTTTTATCCGTTGTGCCATTTCTGGCGAAATTTTATCAAGTCCTCTTTGTATTTGGTGGATGATTTCTTCGGCGTAAGCTGACGGAGTCGCTCTGCTACTGACAGCGATTTTCCACCTGCCGGTTTTAGTATCATAGTAATTTGCTCCTTCGGCTTCAACTGCGTATTTTTCTTTTCCTCGTTCATAACCTGTATCTCCTTCTTCTAATTTGTCTAAGGTTTTTATAAAATCATCTGAATAACCGTAACCCCTTATTTCATCTGCTGTAAGATTTAATCTAACGGGTTCTCTGATTTCAATATCAAAGTTATTAATGTCTTGTAGAATCTTGCTGTCTGCTATGTATTCCTGTGCTTTTATAAGATGTTTAGGCACGTCATTACCAAAGCTGTCTTTCATTGGTGTTTTTAGACTGAATAATTCCCCCTGTTCGGGTCCAAATAAACTCCCTTGTTCACCGCTTGATTCGATAACTTTTATTCTTGTATTTATCCTGTTAAGAAGTTCTTTGTCGCTGTCGGATATTTTATCGCCTAACGAGCTTAATTGCTCTCTGTAATTCCTAAGTTCAGCAAGGCTCGATTCTTTTATGCTAAATCCTTCAGGTAGCTTTATCTTGCTTTTCTTTATAATATCTGTCTCAAGACCAAGACTTGATTCTTCCTGAGCTTGACGTTGTTTTATTTTCCTGATTTCATTTCCAAGACTTCGGATTTTATCAACATCAGGAAAGATACTGTTCTGAATATCTGCAATCTCTTTTTCAAGTCTTTCAATCTGAACTTTGTATTTATTAACAGGTTTCAGTTGTAGCTGTTCGTCTGCTATTTCTTCAAGGTCTGTATCAACGTCAAAGCCGGTTGCAATGTCAGGGTCTTCCCCAGCCTGTATTCGTCTTAATACCTGCATTTTCTTCTTCAATGTTTCGTATTTCCGGTTATCAGAAAATGAATCGAGGGAGACAATTACCTTAACTAATGATGGCGATTTGGTGTTTCTTCTTGATATTCTGCCAAATATTTGTTCGTTAACATCACCGGCAAAATTTATTGATACCAGATAAGCTACTCTTGGTTTATCGCCTACTTGGTCGTCAGCGTTTATTCCTGAGCCGCCGCTTTGTGGTGTTGATATGGCAACTCTATATTCGCCTGATTGGAATTTACGGATTTCTTTAGCCTTTCTCTCTGGCGAAGAACCATATATCTTTGCCCATTCTATGCCTTCAGCTTCTAATTTCTTCCCAAGTTCCCCTATAAAACCGTTAAACGGATGATATGGAAAACGCTTGCCGTATTTATCTACTCCTTCGGCTGTTGGCACTCCTCTTATTGTTGAAGGATTTATGCCTTCGGCAAAGATGATAACCGATTTGCCTTCGGCTAAATCTTGTTTCATAAGTTCAAATACCTTATCCACTTTAAGGCTTTCAGTATATCTCCCCAATGATAATGTTCTTTGTCCGCTTATATCCCTTTTTGTTTTTGATTTTATTGCTCTGTCTATCTTGTCTTGAAACCACCAATAAGCAGTATCAGCATTTTTGCGGTATTCCTCCCCAAGATCAACATTGAAAAACTTTACTTCACCATAAAATGGATATTCCCTTCTTATCAGAGAACCTTCTTTAATTGCAGTCTCTCTTAATTTTATTAAGTTATCTAAAACATCATCCCAACTATAGTTTTTAAGAAGATATGTGTATTTCCTTTCTATACCTGCCTTAGCATCCCATTCATAGCTAATTTCATATCCAAGCTGTTCGGCTATCTCTTTTTCTGTTTTACCCGTTATCTCAGCAAAGAAGTAAGCTGCCCCTGTTAATTTATCAGTCGGTGTTGCTGTGGCAAATAATTTATGTTTTGCCTTTATATCTAAAGAAGCTTGCGTTTTTTCTGCTGTTAGATTCTTCAATTCTTGGGATTCATCAAAGATAACAAGCCCATATTCCTTGCCACTGAATAAGCCATCAGTTAAACCTCTGTAAGTACCAAGTTCAAATTTATCAAGGTCAATCCCCAAAGCATAGGCATCATCTTCAAAATTGTTATAAAGTATTGTCTTGCTCTTTGATATAATAAGAACAGGTTCATTCGTTATTTTATTATATTCGTTTGCAGTTGCTATTATTGAGCGGGTTTTGCCTACGCCTGTTCCATCAGCGAGCATAAATCCTTTCCCGCCTTTGTCTAAGAATCTTGTTAAGGCTAAGTTTACTGCGAGTCTCTGGTCTTCATCGAGCTCACCGGAATATCTGTCAGCACCGACATAGCTTTTGGGTTTTGGTATATTTTCTTTATCAATTGTGATGAGACCTGGTCGTTCTCCCTGTTTAATGCTTGTTCCTCCAGATATTCCAGAAACGTCTGTTCCGGTAATATCGGTGGTTGGTTCGCCCTGTTTGAGGTCTTTGATGTTTTCAAATTGTTGTCCATATCTATCCTCCATAGCTTGGTATATTTTTTCTAATTTATTATCGTCAATCTTACCAACAAGCTCAGTGAATTTTTGTTTCCAATCAGCTACATCTTTTATACCGTTTTGGTAAATGTATGCACCTAATGTTACATAGTCTTTTAATTCTTCTGCTGGTATTCTTGGCTCTCTGCCGCCATAGTCTATATGATATTCTTCAGTTGGCTGGTATTCTTTGCCTGGTTTAAGCTGAAATGCAACATTCCCCTTCCCTTTAATCCTTGCAAGAGCTTCATTAAAGGCATCTTCGCTTACTGGGTCGGCTGGAATCTCTCCAATATCTGGTTTTATTTCTTCCTGCCCTTTTGTCCCCTCTGCTTTCAAAGATTCTTTTGATAAGTCCAAAACTCCCTCATCAATTTCCTTAATTACCTGTTCGGCTTTTTCAATGCTTTGCTTAGATTCTGCATCTTCCGCCTTACGTTCAATATCTTCTGCAAACTTACTAAGTTCTTCTGTATCTGTGGTAGAGATAATTTCTTCAACCTTTTCATTTGATAATACTCCTTCTTTTACTGATTCTTCTATTGAACCAAATAATTCGGTTTGTTGCCGGTCTGCTTCTTTTGCCGACCTCAAGTCATTTAATAGTTTGGCTAATTCTTTGTTTAGATAACCTATTTCCTCTGAAATTTTGTTTAATCGTGCTTCAGATGGTGGGTTTGTCTTGCTGCTTCTTTCCGCTTCTAATTTCTTAATCTCCGCAGTAACTTCTTTTATTTGATTGTCAACAGTTCTTTCATAATATCCTTTTGTAACTCTGTTAGCAATGTTTAATGGTGATACGGGGTTAAAGTCTGGTCTTAATACTATGTTTTCTATTCTTCCTATAAAGTCAGCCATATTTAATTTTTGGCTTGCACCTTCGTTTAACCAGCTATATAATTCATTCTCGTGTGAATCTGTAAGGCTTGGGTATAATTTCCTTGCCCTGCCGATATATTGTGCTATTCTTTTTATTACATCTTTACTCTCCTGCTCTGAGGTTAGTCCAAATTGTTTAAGAGCTTCCCAAGTATTGCCCCCTTCTGCTAAATAAGAGTAATCAATTATTCTCTGTGCATTTGAGCCATAAAGCTGTCTTGCTTTATTCTCCATTTCTGCTTTACTGCCAAACTTTTCTCTTAGCTTTTTGAAATATTTAGCATTTTCAATATCAGTCTGGATAGCCCCTTGATTACTTTCCTGTGCTATTTTTACCGCTTCTTCTAAAGTATTTGCCTTAACTATTTGAGCGTTTATTTTCCCGAACTGGCTTGTCTTGTATTTTGGGTCGAGTCTTGGAGCCCTTGCTTTTCCTGTTTGTGGGTCTATTATCCTGCCTTTGTAAATATCTCCAAAGGCTTTTGTCCTACTGTGCCCCGCAAGGATATTATATTCGCCGGTCTTCGGATTTTTCCATATTTGTATTGGTGGTATTCCCGATATGTTAAGTTCTCCGCTCTCTGCTTCTGTTATTATTCTATCGTAGGTTTGTTTAGAGTATTCTCTTTGTCTGCCTTGAAAATCTTTGAGCGATGTTCTTAGCTCATTAATAGGTATCTTTATGAAGTCTCCAGAAGCTTCGGGTTCTTTTTTTGGTTCGATTGGTTTTTCTTCAGCCTCATAGAATGTTTCACCTGCTTCAATGGCTTTCTGTATTTGTTTTAACTCTTTAACGGAAAACTCATCGAGCTTTTTCTCGTAAAATTTTTCAATCCTGTCCCGAAGTCCACTCGCAACATCAAGATTCATATCAGAGATTAAGCGATTACGCTCCTCTCGATCATATTCTTTCCTAACATCTTCATTTTTCATTGTCCCTTTTTCTTTGAAGGCAAGTTGTTGGAGTGCTTCCTCTTTGTACTTTGCAGGAACTTTAGATACATCAATATTTTGAGCATCAAATCTTCTCAGTTCTTCTTGAGTGAACAAATCCCTACCCCTAAGTTCTTTAACCGGTTCGGTTTTCTTCTGTAAATCTGGGTAGTCTTTTAATAATTGCGGTTCTTCATTTACAACTCTGTTTCTAAATTCTTCGATTAAGTATGCTTCAGCGAGGGTTCTATCTTCAGGAAGATTTTTTCTACTAATATTATCTTCAATGTATTTTTTTGCATATTTGTTGAAGTTCTCTAAACCAATTTTATCAATGGCTTCTTGATTTAATTTGACTTTACTATATCCTTGACCGCCCCCCTGATAAGATTTAGTTATAGACCGAGTTTCTTCCTTACTTGGTTTCTTAATGATCTTTTCTTCTCCCGCTTTTTCTTCTGGGGCAGTTTCAATCCTTCCGATGCTTGGTTCCACTCCTCCACGTCCACCCCCTGTTTCTCTAATTTCTTCCGGTTTGCGTTGAAGTAAGCTCTCTGCTTTTGACTCTGGTACGGCATAATCTTCCTCCTTTATTTTTTGTAATACGGGTCTATGCTTTTGTATTTGGTTAAACTCATTTATCCCTTGCTTTTTCATTTCGTTAAATTCGTTAAGCAAGTCGGTTTGTTGCTGCTGTGTTAGTTTATTAAGGTCAGAGGTTTTGTATTTCCTTCTGCTCAAATTCTCAAGAGTAAGTTCATTTTTCTTGATACGCTTTTCATTATAGTCCGATATTTCTTTGTGAAGATTTTCTGCCTTTGTTCTTATCTCCGGTGTTACTATTGCATCTATGCTTTCTCTAATATCAGGGCTGTCAAAGAGCATCCCTTTCTTTTGTGCGTGTCTGAACTCTCTTACAAGGTCAGAATAAGAAGTTGTCTCGTCCTTTATCCTTCTTTTTTCCGCCTGTCTCTTTAGTTTGTATTCTTCCTTAAATTCAGGTGTTTGTCTTATTTCTTCAGCTAAGTTTTTAACATAATTGGGGTATCTGTCTCTTACTTCTATCTCAGCTTCGGTTAGCTTGTCATCATTGCCTCTCGCTATTTTGTTTGCAGCTTCATTCAATAATTTTGCTTCTTCTTCAAGAGTAATCCCGCTTAGAGGTTCTGGTGGTACTCCTCTCCTTAAAACAGGCGGTGGAGTTTCTTCACCTAAAAGACCTCTTATCCTTGTAGTCTCTTCTGCTTTTGGTGTCTTTGGTGCTTCAATTTCTCCAAATTCTTCAGGATATAGAAGTTTATAAACGTCTATGATTTCTTCACCCGATTCTTCTCTGATTTTCCTTACCTTATCCTCATATAATCTTGTTTCTTCTCGTGAATACGCTTCATCAGGGTTATTGCGAATGTCTTCTTGGCGTTTATTATAGATGTCAACAATCTTCTGCTCTTGTTTGGTAAGAGGTCTTCCTAATGTTTTCTCATATCTTGCTATTGTCTCTATACCCGGAGTGCCAAATACTACTTCTCTTGGTTTTTGTAAATAACGGTATTCTTTTAATTCATCACTTGTAAGTGGTCTTTCCTGGTTTATTTTTCTTAGTTCTTTTAATCTTTTTTCAGCCGCTTTCTTCTCTGCTTTTGTGCGTGCATCAAATATGCTCTCCATCGTTTTTTCAGTATCAAGGAAGTTCTTTACGCTTGTTTTTGCCTTGCTCCCTGCTGCAAGTCCGCCAATGAAGCTAAAATGCTGCACCGCCTCAAGTATAAGTGCTTTGTCTTTTTCGTTTAGCTCTGTCCCTTGTAGTAATTTATCTGCAACATAATCCGCTCCCATACTTGTTAGTGAGCCTATTAACACAGGTAAGCCTAATGTAGCAGTTAACCCAAAATGAGTCAGCGTCTCTGTGATTGGTCTTAGTTCTTTACCACCGATGCTCTCAGCAATATCACCTGTTAATTTCATCGCCGGTTCTGAGGCTGCATTTAATAGCATCATCTTTGGAATGACACTAATGCCTAATTGTGCTGTCGCTAATATGTTCTCGCTAAACCGTCTAAATTCCGGCTGGTCAAGATTCTCTTTAAGTTTTGCTATCTCGCTGTCATAATACCCTGTATCTGCACCAAGCCTTTTGGCTTCTTCTTTCATCCTTAGTAGTTTTACATATCTTGCCGATTCAATCTGTCTTTGGTAACCGCTGTTTTTGGCTAATCTTTCTAAAGATTCTTTTATGGGCTTTAATGCAGGAAATTCAAGTATTTTGTTTAATTCCTTACCAACATTTTCATTTATCGCTTTGTTAATATCTATCTGTGTTTCAATACCGCCGGCACTGTCATATTCTTTTCTTAGTTCGTCTATCTCTTGCTTTTGTTTGTTAGCAAAATCAAGGATGTTAAATGTAGGCTGCTTTTCTGTCCTTTGTTCTATTACCGGCTCTGTTATCGGTTCTGAACCGGTAAAAGGTGGTCTTGTTCTTGATAGTATATCAAAAATATTCTCAGAGGATATTTGTTGCCCGGTTTCTTCTTTTGCCAAAGGTGTCTCTAACTTCTGCTCTTTCTTGAATAGATTGTCAGGGAATACAAAAGGTATATCGGGTAATTCTTTATCTTTGCCTAACTGTTCGGTTTCTATATCTAATATATCAGAGTATTTACCGATTGTTTTCTTTGGTCGGGTTTGGTGCAGTCTTTCATCTTCACGCTTTAGACCTGACCTTATTTCATTGACCCTGTCAAGTACCTGTTGTGAGGCTCTGCTGGTTTTCTTCTTGTTGTCCCCTAAGACGTAAGAATCAGTATTATCAAGTATATCAGAAAATTTTGCCATATTACTGCCAATACCTTCCTTTCGCTTTTTCTATCTCAGTCTGTGATGGTTCTCTGCCTATTTCATTCTTAAAGTCTGTGATAAATTCTTCTAACTTCTGTAATCCTTGCTCCTGCTCTCTTAATCCGCCAAATATATCTTCTCTATAAGCATCAAAATCAACTAAATCCTGAGCTTCCTGTGGCGTTAATTCGCCGCTTAGTAAGCCCTCACTGATTTCCCGCAGGAATGTATCGTGTGATACGTTTTCCCAGCCTTTGCCATAGGCATCTCTGATGTTTTTATTATACCATCTGTAAGCACCCGGTAGTAATGTTGCCAATCCGGATAGCATAGCATCATCTTTTCTTTCTTTTTTCTCCTGCTCTGTTAATGATACTACCCTCCCTGATGCGTCTGTAAATGAATCTTGGCGTAGTCTTTTTATCTTTTCAGCAAATTCTTTCCATTTTTCAGATGTTGGCGGTTTTGGTTCGGTTAGCCCACCGCCGCCTCTTGGCGCTGTTCTTACTTTACCAAAGTCTTTTGTATAGGTTTCGCCGTTTGGCTTCTGAAGGATTAACACTTGATTATTGTTCTTATCAACATATTCTCCAATCTTCTTGTCTAAGAGATATTCGCCTTTCTCACCCATACCTTCTGCAATCTTCTCTATATTATCATCGGTTATTCTATATGCTGTTTCTGATTTGCCTAAGTTAAAGTATTTAGGTTCTTTCGGCTTTAGTCTCTCAGTTTCTCTTTGAGCAAGTTCGCTTAATACGTTTGCTCTTTTTAATGTTTCTTCATCTACATCACGATTCAATGCCATAGGAACAATGGCTTGGAGAAATTCGCTTAATTCTGTCTGTGCTTTGTCATATCTTTCTTTTGGGCTGGTTTCCCGTGTCTGTGTCGGTGGTAAAAATAAACCTTGTTTATAGCCTTCTTCCACATCTTCAGGCAGGTTTACTTTTAGGTTTAGTCCTGCTGGCTTTTCTCCGCTAATCCCTGTAAAATTCTCCGGTGAAAATATGTTCGTAACCCTTCCATCTTCTTTTAGCTCACGCTGTAAATTTGCTTTATCATAGCCTTCCTGCCACTTGCTAAAAGCTTCCCTGAACTGGTTATAGAGTTTTTCCTGTGCCTTCTGCTTTCGATTGGCTTCAAGAATATTCCCGATTTCATTTAATGCCGTGCCTAATCCTTCTAAATATCCGGCTTTTCTCAGTGATTTAGCTATTCCCATTTTATTTCTCCTCTACAAATGGTATTCCCAATTGTTGATAATCTACAAATTTATACCCGCCGTATTCTGTTACAACTCCAGGTATGTTCTCTACTTCCTGAGCTAATACTCCTATGAATTTTCTGTCGCTGCCAATGTAGTTAAATCTGTATAGATTTATTCCGCCAACTGCTCCAACCTTATGGATATTGGTTTTGAATCTAATATCCGAAGCTCCAGGAAATGCTATCGCACCAATACCTTTCGCTAAGTTACCTGCTGCGTTCATACCAGCAAATAAATCATCAAGCCAAGTATCATCGCCCAGCATTCCTGCTGCTCCACCTTTTGCACCATATTTTTGGAACTGTGCCCCAAGATTAAATCTATCAATATCAGATGCACCTTGAGTTGTTAAAAGCCCAAGCTGGTTGAAATACCGCATTAGCTCGTTGATGGCTGATGATTTGCCTATGCCAAGATTAGCAAGTGCGTTGGTTTTACTTCTGTTAATGTCTGAGGCTATCTTTGATTGGGTATCGGATAGAATGGACCCGCCTGTTATACCTCTTGATGCCATTGATGAAGCAGCCCCCGATTGCTGTCTTGCTATCTGTTCGGCTGTATCTCTGTTGATAATATCCTCATAACCGCTATATGTTTTCTCTAAATTGCCTAACATCGAATTATAATCAAACGGATTTCGGTAGTTCTCAAATCTGTTGGTTATTGATGACGGCAAATAATCAGCTTGTCTGTATAAATCCTTAGCTGCTTTTTCTTGGTCGGAATCACCGGCAAAAAATCTATTGCCTGTTATTGGATTAAAATTCTTGTTAAACATTTTCTTGTCCTTTTTTACTTTTATAAAAATTTATTTCCATAGGAATATGCTTCTCAAATATACGATAAAAACCAAGTTTCCCGAATAGGTTTTTATCTTTCTCTTGTGCAAAGCATCTAAGTATCTTGAAGCCTCCAAGCTGTGTCTTTGTTTTTATATGTTCCCAAAGTTTTTTTGAAGCAATGGGATTTTCAGATACAAACGGCTCAATCATCAATACCGCCCTGATATTTGCAAAGGCTTCTATTTTATCATCCGCCTCAACTACAACAACCAGCCCTTCGTCAGGCAGGCTTAAATTATTTTTCTCAGCAAGCTGCTTTATCCTTCCCATATCCTTGTCTTTTGCTTTCCTTACTATCATAGATTAGTCCATAGGCTTGAGTCATTATACTTGTTCATTAAATACTTACAGATTTTATTTATTTCGCTGTCTGTTTTTACGTCTGTATAAAGAATATTTTCAACTATCTCACCATAGAGATAAGTACCTGCTTGTGCTGTATTGCCGGTATTTATAAAAACACCAAGCCCTGCTTTACCATTGTTTGTTGCTGTTACGTCTGTTGCCATATTTATTGATGCGTTTGTTGCTGTATCCGTATTGCCGTCAAGATGTATTTTTATCTGACCCGTTGAGTTGTTAAAAGTCCATACTACAATTTTATAATTATTTAATGCCGGGAATGCGGTTAATTTTGCTTCAACATACTCCCCGGCTTTGTCTTTTATACCAACCCTAAGCTTTATTGTCCCCGAGTCATCTATAAAAGGTAAAGTTACAACGTGATTCGGTGCTGAGGTGTCTCTATATTGTATAGAAACATAATCTCCGTGTGCTGTATTTGCTGAATCTGCTTTTAGTAATATAATTTGTGTATAATTTCCCGTTGCACCCACCCCGAAATATACTTTATAATTGCTTGCATCATCTGTTCTGAAATAATGTGAACCCCCGAAACTTGGGATAATAAATCCTTTGTAAGTTGTCATTGGAGGTGCTGATGTTGCATTATATCTATTGCTTCTGTTTGCAGCATTATTCCAATGTCCAACCGTTGCGCTGCCCATTTCCAATGTTTCAGGCTTTAGCCAATGTCTTAAATTTGGCAGCCAGTCAGGACACAAAAAGTCTAAAGAACCACCTCCGCCGGTATTATCTTTCCACTCAGTATCATAATCAGTTCCGCTTTTTTTGGATAAAATCTGATTTGTGCTGCCACCCGCAGGCACGCCTGCACCCGTATCCCCCTTGTCCCCTTTATCCCCTTTGTCTCCTTTGTCCCCCTTTAAGTCAGCAATAGCTATAAGGTTTGTCCAAGAACCTAAAGGATCGTCCCGCCATTGTATATAACCGCTATCTACCCGTAATTCTATATAACCATTATCACCCGTATCTCCCTTATCTCCTTTATCACCCTTGTCCCCTTTGTCTCCCTTATCCCCCTTCAAATCTGCTGTTGAAATCAAATTAACCCAAGCTCCATCCGGTTCATCCCGCCATTGTATATAACCGCTATCTACCCGCAGCTCTATATAAGAACCGCCACCGCCGAGCAGTCTGAACCCGCCATCTGTCTTTATATATTCCCTGTATTGAGATGCTGATATTTTTTTGATAAACCTTGCCATCTCAGGTGTCTGTGAAAGCGGAGGAAAGTTATCAATCTTTTTGCCCGTCAGTTCTGTCATTGACGATACAATCTGGTCAAGTTCAAGATCAAGATTCTGAATATTCGGGAATTTGTTCCTTCTTATCATTTTGCTATTATTACTCCGATGATTAACGAAATAATTACCTCACTTATAATCACATAAGACTGCTGCCACCATTTTGGCTCTATTGTTTTAATCTCTTTGTCTTTTAATGCTATTTGTTCAAGGTATATCTTCTCTCTTTCTTGTGCCGTGTTTATTGCATAGGTAAGCGTATCAATGACAATCCTCTGCCCTGCTATTACCGAATCCTTGCTTTTGTTCTGATGATAATAGCTTTCCGCCTGCGGTAATATTTTAGCGAGTTGTTGTAGTTCCTGTATCAGTAATTGGCTTCTGGAAAAATCCCGGTAGTTCTGTGTAGAGTCGGTTTGACCAATACCTGATAACGGAATTAACAAACATACTATCGCTGTTATTCTTAAACATCTCATCCATTTTATTGATTTCACGGTTAAACCTTTTTATTGTTTCTGTGTTCGCAAAATACAGACTGTCGTAGTATTTCCCTGTTGTTCTGGTATATTCTAATATCTTCCATATCTCTGTGTTTAGTTTCTCTATCTCTTTCTTGTTGTTCTCAAATGCTGTTTTAATCTCTCTTAGCTCTGGCTTCTGTTCTTTGCAGGATTGTATTACATTAAATATTACAAATCCTGCTATAATCAATAATAGTATTGTTTGTATGGTTGTTAGTTTCACATCAATCCTTTTGCCTCTATTATATCTTTTTCAGTTATTATACTCCCCAATAAACATTCATAGAATTTTTCAGCTATTTCCGCTATTGGCTGGTAGCTCTTATAGTCTTTCGGATTTATTATTTTCCTTGCGTTTACAAAATCATAATGGTTATTATAGAAGTAGTTTTCTAAAGTATAATTAGTAAAATCAGGGTCTTGCACACCAAAATTATCTGTCATTCCCATTTCAAGTATCTGCCAAGCTATTTCCGGTTCGTTTGCAAGTCCGGGATTCTTTACAAGGTCAATGCCTAAAGCATCCCCGAATTTTTTATAATTATCCCGCCAAGTCAGTTGAACATAACCCCTGCCGATAAAAGGATAATATTTCTTGCTTTTCAGATAAGCCTCACTGCCATATTCCGTTATTGGCTGAAATGTATGAGCCGTTTCCCATTTTATTGTTGCCAATACATAGGCAGCTTTGCTTACTGAATCTATTCTCTTTGATTCATTCAGCTTTGTAAGAAGAAAATCCAAGCCATCTGTCTGCTGATGGTTTATCTTCCCGAATAACAGTTTGTAACGGCTAAAAAATGCTTCTTTATTGTATTTAATCATAGCTTTACTGTTTTATGATAAGGCAGCTTCTTCAACTGCCTTATCTTTATATATATTATTTCTTTTTTGCTGCTTTGATAACGGCGTCTTTCTGCTCTTTATTCTGTTCTCTCTTATCTTCGCTGAGCTGCAATATTAGCTGTGCAACAACAACCGATAAGAAGTTCCAGATAAATTGACCGAGAAAAGACGTTGATAGTTCCGCTAATTGTAAAACCAGTGTAGCTAAGAATGATAGTATAGGGATTATTACCCAAACTATATTCCAGCCGACAAGCGTAGGTTTTATCTTCTGCACTACCCAAGTCAAACCAAAAATAATTAAAGGCGTTATAGCACCAATTAAACTATCAATGGTAATAATTGGATCCGAGCCTGTCTGTGCCGATACAGTAATTGTCATAAGCACGATGATGAAAATGATTCTGCTTTTCATTTCTTCCTCTTTTTTGTTTGTGAATGTTATTTATTTATTGTTCGGAATCTTCAGCTCTACCCTGTGGATAGCCTTCAGCAGTTCTTCCTGGTTTATACCTATCGCTGTTTTTATGCTATCTACTTTGTCATAAACCTTTTCAAATTTTGTATTGTAATTCTTCTTTATAGATTCCACCTCAGTTTCTACTTCTTTTATTTTCACTTCTACCTCCTTTTTACATTCGATAATTTTTGTGTCTAAGTCAGTTAATTGTTCCAAAAAACTACTCCTGTCATTCCGTAAAAACCAACCAACAATCCCTATCAGAAATACGCAAAAACCCCCGATTATGTAAACAACGGCAGAGCCGTGCTCTGCAACAAATTCTTCCATTAAATTTTTTCTCCAATATTAAAATGTTACTGGTAACAGGTACTCCCATCTTATAAACTCATATTTCATAAAAATTACGTGCATACCCAAATTTCTTATCCAGAAAAATATCCACCAATATATAAGGATATGAGCGGTTTCCGTCAATATCTTATTTTTTAGTGTAAAAATATTTTTTCTTTCTGATGTTAATAATATCATCATAACCAATGCAAATAAACCAAAAACCAGATGATGAGTGTCAAATAATTTCCAAGTACCATCCCAAGCAGTTTCCCAAATCGGGAGCCAAGTTACCTCTCTTGCCCAATCGCCACGTTGGATAAGCTGAAGTGTCTCCTCATAGGCACTTAAAAGCGAAAGGATGATAAATAATATTAACCACCTGATTTTCATTTATGAACTTCCTCCTACTACGCATCTTAAAGTATAGCCTACCTTTAGTATCTCCTGGTCTGCAACTGCTACAGGCGTTGTTAAAACATTCCTTGTAATTGCGGTAAGATTCGTTACTGTATAGCTGTTAGTAGCTTCGCCTGCACCCACAATAAGAGCATATTCTTTAATTGTTATAGGGCTGCCCGAGTTGTTTTCAAGGGCTTTATATATACTAAATTCTGCATAATCAACACCAACGGTAAAGTCTTCGCCAAATCCGCCATAGTAAAGCATTTCATTACTGCCTTTGCCGTGCACTATCGGAGTTTCAAGATAATAATCCCCCATTGATACGGCAGTATCACCTCTGCCTAAGACAACACCGAATAAATAACCTAAATTATTCTCGTTTCTATGAGGAAATAAAATACTGTTCCCCCCTGCATAAACAGCACAAAAGGTTGTATATGTACGAGGTAGATTAGCCCCTGTATTATTTATAAGCATAGCCACTCTGTATTGATTAGCTATGTGTCTGTAAAGCAGTCTCATAAAGTTTGTTATAAATCCTCCCGGATCCGTCCCTGTGCCTAATACTGTCTTTAGTCTGTAATTTACAGTTAAGGTTGTGCCCGTCCCAACATTAACCGTTGCAGGCAGTACATCCCTCATAGTCATAAGTATTCCACCGCCCGATTCCTGTAAATAACCAATCTCCTTAACACCTACTGTATCTGTTGCATTGTTTGTGAATGTTCGTGTAAGTGTTATCTGTGCTGAAGTTGAATCATTTGTATCTAATGATACTGTTGATGAATTATAAGTAAGACCGCCATTTGCAGAACTACTTGGTATCTGTTTATGCAATAATTGGTCATCTATTGTAACAGGTGCATCACCAGTGCCTATAATAATACCATTATCCTGCAGAGTGTTATATTGAGCATTACCTATATTCGTTATCGGGAAATAAGCACTACCACCTCCTGTACCAGTAACCCACCCTGTTGTATAGCTTGTACCGTCTATATCTAAATAGTAACTGTCTATCTTTGTAAAGGTGTATCTTCCATTCAGATTTATCCCTTTGAATCCTCCTAATGTTATATAGCCCGTTGATGGATAAGTGGAAAATATAAATGAGTAACTGTATAGCCGAAATTTACCGCCGCTCCCTGAAGTAATTGAAGTTATGTTAGCACCCGTAAATGTATGCCCCAATCTATAAAATGTTCCGCCTAATACGTTGTCCCTTTTGTCTCTTGTCATCATTATATACATCATCCGCATAAAGTTTGCGAGTATGCTGTCTGCTTTCTTTGTGATTACCTTTTCTGTCTTGCCTTCTTTATCTGTTAAAAAAACATCAAGGTATAGGTCTAAGTCGCCTCCGTTTATCAGTAATTCTTTCTTTATTGCTCTGCTCTTTTTCGGTGCTATTGTTAATTCTGGTTTTGTTTCCATTTCTTCCCTTTCTATATTGATGTATCAAATTCGCTGCCGATGATATTTGCCATATTTAGCTCTACTTTAGTATGTATTGAGTAATTGAATGCGGATTTTAAGTCATCCTCAGCATCAGGTAATAATGTTAAATCATTTTCAGTTACTCTTATTACGTTTGCTATGTTCATCTCTGTTTTTACTTTATGTGCAAAGTCTATTACAGGATTTGCCAATATATTCGTTATAATTAGCTCCGCTCCTGTATAGAAACTCTTAATATCGCTGTTTATTGTCTCGCCGGTTATCTTGCTTGTCGAAAAAAACTGTGCATAATGAACTTTGTTTACTTCTAACCCGCCTAATATTATTGAGTGTAATTCTACAAAACTTAAATCCTCAGCTACGCTTGTCATCGCAAGCGGGGATAAACCATAAATTACTCTGGTCGTAGCCTCGTGTGTTGTGTACCATACCGCCCTTGCCTGTGTTGCCTGAACTTCACCTACTACATCTAAATACATCTCAAACGGAACAATAACCGGTGGTGGCGGCGGGTCAATTGTTGTATCAATGCCCAATGGTTCACCGGCAAATTTCCCTATTATTATCTCTTTCACCGATAACTTAAATGCAGTTATTGCTATATCAGCATTTAGGCTTAAATCACCTTCTTCTGCTGCTATCCAGCCATATAATTGAACATAAAATACCGCTACTGTTAGCCCTGCCGGTAATTTCTGCCGGAATACTTTTCTGCCCTTGTTAAGCCTGTATTGAATATTCTGCCATTCCATACCCAAGCCACGCTTAAACCATATCCTTACATAAATATTATCAGAGGTTATATTCTTTGTAAACTCGCCTGTGATATACCCCAGATTATACCTGATATTGGCATCTGAGGTTTCAAAGCAGTTTATCTCTGCTGATTGAATATCTATCTGTATTGGATTTCCGGCGTCATTCATTATTCTGCTGTGTCCTCTCCATATTGAACTGCCGGTAATGAATAATCAACTTCTTCCTCATAGATGCTACCGTTGTTTAAGAAATATAATTTATTACTGTAACCGCCTCTGTATATCTCAGGATAATGCCACTTCCTTTCTTCTACCCATCCATCTTCTGTTAATAAATATTCTGCCTTTTGCTGGCTATCGTTTACCCTTATCCTGAAGGTGTTAAATCTGTTTCTTGTCCCGAATATTTTATCTTTGTCGGTTATCGCTAAGTATAAGTCTCTAATCGTGTTCTTTAGCATAGGCTCTGGTATAAGAGACCTGCCTATGTTAAGGATATATATTTCCTCTTTCCCGCACCAAAATACTAAACCGTTTATGTTTACAACAGAGCCTCTTGATATGCAATCAATACCATAAACAGGTTCTCTGGTAATCCCTATCAGCCCATCATCGGCTAATGTTGTTATTGATGAATCTTTTAGTATAAGTATTTCATTGTTCGGCAGTAATTCAATCGCTATCGCCTTATTGCTGTCCTTTTTATCTAATTCCCTGAAGTTGCCAAATGATGCAATATCCCACATAAAAGAATTGTTTGAGTGAATATGAGATACTAAAAGAAAATTCTCATACCTCTTTTCTACATAAGGATTAAGATAGTAAGCCCTGCCTCTGGAGATTATTGCTTGGTCCCAGCCTTTGACTAAGTTTTTAGTCGGTTCATAGCCAAGTTCAAGAGACATATCAGCACCGTATATGATTTCATTTACTTCGGGATTAGTAATAGTCATTTTATCAAGACCAAATGCCTGGAGAACCGGCTGGTCTCCGACTGTTGTAATTAATATTCTCTGATCGACTGTTAAGTCCACATCCACCTGTGCCCAAATTTGTCTGGGGACGTCCACATCAACATAATCGGATGAATTGTAAGTTGATATTCTTATTGTTGCGGCATACTGAGCGATTATCTTAAATTGAATATTGAGTTTTCTTACAGCATAAGATATATGTGGTGATATAATTGTCAGTATCCCTGTCTTTGGTGGCTTTAAATACCAACGCAATAGATAGCTCCCGTCTTGTGGCGTTACTACCATCCCCCCAGCAAATATAAAATCACTTACTGATTCAAGACCGGCATTTCCATACTCCAAGTTAAGCCATAACCCTGCTGAATCGCTTTCGTTTGTGAGCGACATTGCGTTTGAGTTTGTGTGGTATTCCCCGGCATCTTGAAATTTTACCGCAGGGGCAAATAGCCTGCCGTCATCTTCTAAAACTAAATTTGGTTGTTCCCAAGTATCTTGGCTAATTATATACTCGCTGAGTTTATAAAAAGTAATATTATCTGTGCCTGCATAAACCCTTAATTTGGTAACTCTCCGGCTTTCATACCCTGACTGTATATATGGTCTTATTGTTATGTTTTCACTGCCATTTACCTCAACATTTGCATCAGCAATATATTGTTCCTGATAGCCGTCAATAATTCCTGTTAATCTAAAATAATACTTCGCTGCTGTAAGTGTCCCGCCTGATTTTATTATTTGTATTCCGTATTGATCCCCGAGTATATGAGGCTCTAATATCATACCATCGGTTTTACTGTAATTTAATATCGCATCGTTTTCTAAAAGGTTTATGTGCGGGTTTGTGAAATCAATCTTATCAATTAACCTGAAACTTTTTCTATACCCGAACATAAGTCCCGGTCTGTTTTCCTTACCGCCGAAACCTATTCTAAGGTCATTGTTTATCCTATGGAAAACTATATCTTCTTTCTTTACATTGTTGTAAAATTCAAGATGTGCTTCAATATCAAGCCAGCATCTGGATATTATAAGAACATCACCAGTGTCCCAATCGCTGTTAACAAGAGCAATGTTTATCCAAGTTGATGTTGATTCTATTTTGTTGGTTATTATCTTTGATAGCTGACCTTGTGTAAGGTTATATACTGTCCAGCCGATTAAAGTATCATCAAATATCTGATGTTGTGCACTACCGAATATCTTAAAATGTGTTGAATACCCATCATCTGTTTCAGTAATTTTTGTAATAATTGTTCTGTTTACCCACTGCCAGTTATTAAGCCATTGAACTCCATCCCAGTAAGGTCTCGACCAAAACCAGAATCCCTGCATTGTCTCAGGTGTTATTACTTCTCCGTGCTCATCTTTTAACGCATTTACAATGCCTTTTTGGATTAAACATATAATTTCTTTGCCGTTAGGGTCTGCCTGCCTATCGAAGAAAACGCCAAAGTTAAGATATTCAGATGATGTAATTGTATCATCAGCAGGGGGCATATATTTAGGTGCATAGCCTTTTCTTAATACAAGTGCACCGGGTTTCTCGTGAGGGTAAACATTTAATAATCTTTTAGCAAACTTATTTCCCGGGTCCACAGGATTTGTAGCCATACCGCCTTTTATATCTAAAAGGTCAATGCTTTTCCAATTCTGTTTTGCCATAATAGTTTGGTCTTATCCAATATTTAATCAAACATAATGTAAATACTTTTAGCCAACTCCCTTTCCCGCTCTTGCCTGCATACTTCTTATTGCTCTTTATCTCAATTGTATGCGTCTTTGAATCCGCCGATAGTGATTGTATTATCAGTTTCTTCACTCCTTGCTGCTATGTTGTCTGAACTGTTTCCTCAAGATACATATTATAGGCAAGGTCAACAATGCTCTTGTGCCATTGTTCTGAATACGGACTGTCATAATCGCCATTCTGTTCCAATACCTCGCCTGTTTCAGGGTCAAGCGGCAGTTTTATATAGTGGAAGATAAATTCCGCTATCCCTGATGGGAATAAAACAAGCTTCTCCGGTATCTGTATTATAACAGGGTCGGTTAGTGTTGCTCTGTAATTCTTATATTTGCCGGTTTTATAATGCAGATACAAGCTCTCTGCTTTGGGCTTTATTAATATTCCTTCCGTTGTTGTAGCCGCAATTATCCTGAAAAAGTCAAGGTAAGGATTATCAATTATGAATTCATCATTTGTCAGAGTCTCAACATTGCTTACTTTTTGCAGTTCGGGGAATAGGTTTATAAATGCCTGAACATCACCCTTAACTGCTGTCCAGTTCAAATTAAAGAAACTCTGTAAGGCTCTGTTGATATAATCTATGATAGATTCTGCACTCATATTATAGGCTCTTGGTAGTGCACCTGTGCCCGGAATAAAGGCAATATCTTCTAATTGGTCTGGCAGCCTTTTTACAAATTCAATACATAATTTGTCAAATTTTGGGGTCATATCACCACCATCCCGCAAGCGGCGGTCTTTGTAAGTTGTGATGCTTTCTGTTCTGTATGGGTCTTAGTCTGCTTAAATCCATTGCAAATTCACTTAGATACTGACTTCTTTCGTTACCCGATAGAAATTGTGCAGTTGCGTAATTCTCAAGTGCTTTATCAAAGTAATTCGCAATTTCCGGTTCATTGTCATCATCTATTATTCCAGCCGATGAACTTATGTAAACATATAGTTTTATCTCTTCGCCTTCTTCTTCGAGTGTGGGGATTGGATAAACTTGTATTTTGTTGTCTATTATAGTCCCTATTCTGGGTATGCCTTTTTGCTGGGGATTCGCATTTACATAAGCTACAAAGCTTTGGTTTGGTATTACATAGAATCCTTTCGGCAATTCTGAGATATTGCTTAAATCGCTTACATTAAAAGAACTGCCCCAAGCCTGCGGAAGTCTCGCAACCTTAACCGATGCAATGTTTATTCTTTCAGTCAGAAGCTCGCCTGAGCCTGAAGAAGGTAAGATATAATCGGTTGTAAGGTCATAGGTATCTTCACCATCAAGTAAAGTGATTTTTATTATCTTATCAGGGAAGATTTCGCTTATTATACGATCCTGAGCTAAGACCATTTCATCGTATATTTCCTGATCCTGAAGGCTCTCCGTGCTTATCCCGAATCTCCTTAGATTCCTATATACTCTTGATAAAATATCTTTTGATCTTGGCATTATCTACCTAATGTTTCTTGTTTTTGCTTCTGAATTTTTATATCAGCTATTATTCTCTGTTTTGCCTTTTCTGTTGTCTGATTAGTATAGCCGGTTAATCGCATAAGTTTACATATTGCAAATACTTCTTTCCTGTCAGTTAAAGAATTTACTGCGTCTTCTATGTTCTCAGCATTTTCTTCCAGAAATTCAAGAGCATCAAAAACCTTTACTTCTTCAACTTCTTCTGTCTGAATCTCTTCAGTTGTGTTTTCAGAAATATCTGCATATCTGTAAATATTAGGTCTGCTCCGGATATAATAATCTGCAATAGCATCCGAAACAGTTGCGGGAATACCTTCTTTTAATTGGATAACCAAAGCCTCTTTGCCTGTTAAATTCTTAAAACGAGGCGGTATCTTTAATGTAATGTCTATCTTTGATACAATTTGTGCCATTTTAATTCTCCATTTCTATAATATCAGCCCGGAACAACTCTTTCCGGGCTTTGTGTGATTCGTTATTTCTTTATACTGATGTTTTAGCAACTTTATTCCAATCAGCATCAACTGACGCCCCTTTTGTCGCCTGTGCTATTCTTTGGTAGAAAGCAACACCACTTACTTTGGGTGTCAAAATAATTGTGCCTATCGGAACATCTGAATAGTCTGATAAAGTTACGGATGTATTTTCGTTTACAATTATAAACTGGTCTGCGGGATCGCCATTTGGTTTCTTCCCGGAGAAGCCAATAAATTGAGAACATTTGGCTTCTACTGCTTCAGTCAATTTTAAGACGCTTCTCGGTCTGTCGCCTACATAGACGTAAGACCAATTTGCCATCTGACCTGTTCCTGCCATTTTATTATCTCCTAATTTTTTTATAGATCATTTTTAATTATTTATCTTACGAACTTGAACCAGTGCTCCAAGCTATATTCTGAGGTGTATATGTCGCAACTACAAGAGAGCTTGAATTGGGGTTAAAGTCTGCTGCTGCTACTTTACTATCGGTATTCAGATTATCAGCTCTTGTAAATCCTCTTGCTGTTATTGATGCTGTCTCTTTAATATTACCGAAGTCATCAATTTCATCTTCCATTCTTAACTGCTTGTTGTTTGCACAAAGCAGTGCTGAGGCTCCGAGATAAATTGCACATTTAATATCAGAGTTATGAATTGGATTCTTTAACGGATTTACGTTACCATAGTTGATTGTTCCTCTTGAGGAATCATAGCCTGTGTCCCCGCTTATCCAGATACCTGGATTATTAACATCAACAAGAATAAGGACTCCTTCCACCAAGTGAGCTTCATACGCACCGGTGAACATTGCTGCCTTATCTCCCTGAGCAGTGATAAGAGCAATGTGGACTTTCTCAAATAATGGATCTTCTGCAAGTTGTGCAAATTGTCTGTCGTTTAATATCGCTACGCCTTTTACTGGGAAGCCCATAACAGATATTTGAGGATAACCTACTGTTAAGTCATTGGCTGCCATTTGCATTTTTCTCAGAGTTTTCATAGTAAATCCATCGCCAGCCCCAAGATTCTGTAATTGTGTTACAATGTTTGATTCGTAAGTTGCGTTGTTGGAATTGTATGTTACTTTACCATAACCTTCTACATAAAAGTTAGGATGTGATTTCTGAGAAATTACCCCCGATAATTCAGGTGTTGCAAGTAATTGATCGTCATATCCTCTGTATATAGCCTGATATGGTGAGTGTAACATTAAATCCATATTGTATTTTTGAAGATCGGTCTTTACTCTGCTTAAAAGTCTTTTTACCAGTTGTGGATTGATTGCCATTTCACCATAGCTGCCGTCTGATACCTTAACAGGTTTTCTGATTTGTGTGAAATAGCCTTTTCTATATACCCATCTCCGGTCTTCACCTTTGCCTTTTGCTTGTTCATCACCTCTTTTCGGCGGGTCAACAAGCGGTAGCAGTACAGGAATATCCATATCCCAGCCGCCTTCGTGAAACCAGTCGAGAGATACTTCAATTGGTTTGCCGGTAGGTGCAACAGTTTTATTTCTTAACGCACCGTAAGGAATGGATGTTGGATAACCATATTGGTCTTTCCCACCAACATATCCCATAAGGTCTCCCCAGACAGGAATCTGGTGCCATTCGCTTAATGTGAAATCCTTCTGCAATGCAGTGCGATACATTGCAAGGTCTTTATTTAATTGTGCCATAATTATTAAACTCCGTTTTTAGTTTTCTTTTAGGTTTTTTCCAAGTCAGCCAGTATCTGCTTTATCCTTTCGGGGTTAGTCTCTTTCTCAATGTCCTCAACGCTTAAAGTTCTTCTTGAGCCTTTGCCCGTCCCTGAAGCTTCTCTTAGTGTTTCCTCTTTAAGCCTGTCTTTATTGATTTTATCTGTTTTTACTTTATTATTAAAGAAAGCTGTCAGAATCTTTTCCTCATAATCTTCTCTGAATTTACGGGCAAGTTCGCCTTTCCTGAGCCAGAATGTTTTGCCTCTTGTAGCAATAATTCTATCCGAAGGTACCGCTTTACCATCTTTCGTATAGCCTGATGTTATCAGTTCGTTTAAGACCGGATTGAACGGTGTGCCCTTCTCGTCTTTTGTTATTGTGAAATCAATACCTAAATCTTTTTCATTTATCCCGAATTTCTCTAATCCCTTGCGGATTGTCTGAATTTCATCCTGAATGTCTTCAACCAATACCTGCATAGGATTATCATTAAGAGCTTTTAATCTCGGTAGTGCTTCTTCCGAAAATATAGGCATAATCTCCTGTGGGGATTCTTCATAAAGATTTGGTAATTCATTCTGAATATAAAGCACTTTTGATAATTCAGATTTTACTAATTTCTCTACTTCCGCCTTATTGCCCCTGAAGTCATTATCAGGGTCATCAACGTCAAGGTCTCTACGCCATTCTTTATAACTCTCGTCTTCGGTTGAGCTAACTTCGGGCATTGTAGGGTATTTTTCCTTCAGTCTCTTTAATGTTTCTTTCTCAAGAAGGCTGTTTATTGCAGGGTCATCTTTAGGAATTTCCGGCAGTCCAATCTTTGCAGGTTTTTCTTTAGTCTGTTCCTCAGATGCTTTCCCGCTTTGTCGTTGTGTATCTACAAGAATATTAATTAGCTCGCTGTTGCTTTTCTCAAGTAATTGCTGTTTTATATGACTGAGCATTGCCTCATTGTCCTTGAGATACGGCGATTTCATCGCAACTGCGTTAGCAGCAGCCTCAGCAAGGTCTTCCCTATTCTTGCCTTTATATTTACTAAGGATTCCCTGTATATCTTCAGGTTGTTTTACTATAAAATCCTCGTCTAATGTGAAATCTCCATCATCGGGAGTTTCGGAGTCATCATCCCCTGTTTCTTCTTCTGATTCAGAAGTGTCCGTTTTAGTTTCGGGTTCTTCATCAGATGATGGAGTGTCCTCTCCGGTTCCATCAATTTTTTCTTCAAGAAGCTCAAGAGCTGCTTTGTTCTCCTCTGGGGTCAGTTCGTTAATTATTTTTTCTGCATCATCTTCGCTTTTTAACAAACTATCTATTATTTTTCTTTCATTTGCCATAATTCTGTTCCCTAATGATTGTGATTATTTATTATCTTCCAAGTACTTTGTTTACTCTGTCTTGGTATTTTTTATTTACTTTTAGTTCATCTTCCCTTCGTAAATCCGTCGCATTCCCTGTAAATACGCCAAATCCGCTACGGCTTTTCTTTGGCGGTGATTTTTCGTTTATCGTATCGAATACATTTGTTTTAGGGGGCTGAGTGTCTTTTTTCTTGACCTTCTTTTTGTCATCATCTACTTTCATTTTCTTTACGTTAGTATTATCTGCTTCTGCTACTGTTTGAGGGAGTTTCGGTTTATCTACAAATCTGCCATCTTTGAAAATCTTATCCCTAACGTATTTTCTTAGCTCGTTGCTTGTCCCATAGTTTGGCATAATATCTCCTTTTATCCTAAGTCAGGTAAGGTTAATACCTGCTTATCATTTATTTTGAAAAAATTGTTTGCATAAGTGCTGAAGTCTTCTATTGTATCAAATATTTTCTGGAAACTGCGGTAGGTGCTTTGGCTAAATTCTGTTATCTCTTGTTTTGGTATGTTCGTTATCTCAAATGAAGCTATAAACTTACCATCAACCATCCTTACGCTGTTTATTTCTCTTTTAATCTTTTCTTTTGGGATTTTGTTGATGTTTAGCTTCTTAGCTACTTTTGTTTTAATGTCGAGTTCTACTGTCGCCATTTTCTTTCCTTTGATTTTTTATAAAAAAAAAAGCGATTATTAGCAAAGAGAGAGAGAAAGCATTGCTCTTTCTCCGAGCTAATAACCGCTTCATAATTTCGTATAAATTTCGATTATCCCTCCTCCTTTAAGAGAAGTCTATCATATTTTTATAAACAGGGAGACTTTTAAGGTCTCCCCGTTAGAGCATAACACAAAGAAAGGAGGCTTAAACTAACCAACATTCAATGTTAAATTAAATATTTCTTTTATTACTTGCAAGTACCTTAAAGCTCATATTTACTTTTTTTTGGATATTTCTCCATTAAAACATTTGCCATTGTCCTTGTTATCATATCCGTACTTAGTAAATCCATATCGTGCATAGCTTGTATTATCTGTGCTCTGCTGTGTGATATGTATATTTTGTTATCTCTTCGCTCTGCTATTGGCTCTACTGCTGCCGAATTGCAATATAAAGACTTTATTACATATCCAGCCGGAACATCCCAATCATAGCTCTGCATTATTTGAAGAAATTTCGTTTTGTTGTAATACATAGGGTAGTGAATATCAAAATAATAATCGCTATACCCCCGCTCTTTCAATACTGCTTCTGTGTTTTTCATAGCTCTATGGTAAGCATCTGCTTTTTTCCGTCTTGCTATCTTTTCTGATAGCCTTAAATGGTAAAAATAATTTAGATTAGAAAAATCAATTTCCTTTGTCAGAAAATAATCATCATTAAATACAACAAATTCTTCCGTAGGCTGCGGGTCCTTGCATACTTCCAATAGTTTTTCATAAATCCTTCTTTCTTTACAATGTGCTATATCCTCTGATTTAGGTATGTGGGTTACTTCGCTATTTAATAGTCTTGATTTATCACCCGCTATGAATACTCTGCCGTAATTCCTGCCATATATCTCCAATGACCTGAGTGAATATATTATCTCCAAGCCGTGCCATCTTGAATGATTGCTGCCGTATATGTAAACAATATCAGGGTGCATTTTCTAATATTATCCTCAGCGTTTCTTCTGTCTTTATCCCGTGAAAAAATATAGCCCCGTTTCTCACTGCTTGTTTTAATGCTTTATGATGTTCTTGCTTAATTGTGTTCTTGCTGTATGCTTTGCCCTCTCTGATTAAGTCTTTTACAGGTATTCTTGCTAATTCAACTGCCTTGCCGATAAATCTATCTGAAAAATATCTGTCTCTTGTTTTTACCGCATCAAGGCAGGAATATACTCTTTCAAAAGCTTCTCTTTTGAATAACATAGGATAGTGAAGGTAGAACTTGCCTTTGAATTTAATCGGTTTATTCTGGCTGTATTTGGCTGCCGATACTCCTTCGCTGAAGATATATTCCGGCAAACCCAGCGCAAGTGCATCGTATTCCAAAAGAAGTAAATACTCCCAAGTCTCTGGATATGATAATGCAAATTCAAATATCTTCATTATCCTTTGTGCCGAAATCTCGCCGTTATGTTCCGCATTGCCGATACCCGTTTCTTCTAATTCGCTTCCCATCATACTGTCAACGGGTGAGGTGAATACTATTTTTTCTAAATGTTTATTCCAAATAGGTAAATGCCTTCTTACTGCCGGCAATGCCTCTTTATGAGTCATTATTATTGATAAGGTTTTCATCATTCTGCTTTCTGGATTATATATATACCTCTTTTAACTTCCTCGCCTTCTTTTTGTTCGGTTGGCTGGTAATCAGACAACAGGATATATTTGCTTAAATCTAAGCTCTCAATTGCTTTTCTTACTTCAATGCCCTGTTCCTGGTTATGTGAAATATCTTCGTTCTGGGATAAAATATCCGAATCGTGAAACATTATTACCCCGCCTTTTTTGATGATTCTATCCGCTTCCGCAAAATCATCTTTAACAGCTTTGAATGAATGATCGCCGTCAATCATAATAGCATTTACAGACTTCTCTCTCATCTTTGCCAATGCCGAAGGACTTCCATCCAAGTCCAATGTTATCTTATCTTTGTATTCTGCTATATTTTTTGCATACTCACCCATATTCAAAGACCAGCCGCCCAAAATATCTACCGCAGTTACCTTGAAGTAATCTCCTACCTTATATTTGAGGAAATCACATACTCTTGCAACCGTTAAGCCTTCTGCTACGCCTATCTCGATATAATGGAATATTTCTTCGTCTCCATTGTTAATATCTATACTGTGATTCATACAGGCAGTAAGTAATGCTTCTCTTATATACTCGCCGCAGGAATCCATCGCTATTCCCCATCTTTTCTGATTGTCCATTTTATCTCCTTTTAATAATTTGCCGGAGATATAGCTTTAATATATTTTGTTTTTCGTCTCCGGCATTTTTGTTAGTTAATTAACCTGCTTTTGGCAGGAATATCTATTTTACTATTATATCCCAATGATCCCCGAACTCTCCCCGATAGCGGTAAACTTCACGGAAATCTCCATAGCCCACATACCTGAGAAAGTCAATTACTTCTGTGTGTTTCACGTTAAACATATTCAGTGCGTGCGGGTTTATCTCGCAGTGTATAACCGGATGAAGTCTCTTTAATGTTTGGTAAGCCCCTTTTAATACGCTTAGTTCCCATCCTTCAACATCTATTTTCAAGAAGTCTAATTTATGTATTCTAAATGCGTCTAATGAAATTGATAGTCTGTTTCCTGCTATTAGAGGATAACCGCCCGTGTTGCCCCCGCCTGTTTCTGTTCCGTATGTTTCCCCTAATCCTAATGCAATGTTATAGCAATTTGCTTCAGGACAGTTATTAACTAAACAAATATAGTTATCTTCTCTCGCTTCAAATGCGTGAACAATGCAGCCCTTATTAAGAAATGTTTTTGTCGTGTCTCCTATCCAAGCACCTGCATCTACTACAACATCACCTTGTTTTAAGCTCTGAATCTCTGTAATGTTGTTGAAATTATCATCCCAATCAAGCCTGCCGCTCCTTTCAATGTTCTTTGTCGCCGTGTTGTCGTAAGATGGTATCATTATTCCTATTGAGGACAATGTTTTATATTCAAATCTCATAATTTATTCCCTTTTATTTGTAAGGTTTCTTAATCTTCCAGTCATTCCAATCCCCGCCGTAAGTTTCAAGCCACCTTTGGGCAAGTGCCTTGTTGTGAAGATTCTCCTGACAATTTCTGTTTTCTTTCGATTCCCAGAATGATTTATGTTTTTCGTGATAGATTGCATTGTGTATCTCTGTTCCTCCGGAACGCTTAATCATATTCCTGAATATCATATCCCAAAATTCCCTCGCAAAATACATATCAGGAAATATGTCTCTATGAGCTTGCCACCATAGTTTTGTAAATACAAATGTATCTGAGCCGCAATACCACTTACCTCTGCTTATCTCAACTTCTGATTTAAGAAGCCTGTCTATCCTGCTGAAGTCGTGTCTGTGAAAGTATGCTGCACCCCTTCTCTCTACTTCGTGAATTATATATCCTGTTAGTCCCGGAACAAGGCATATATCGGCATTTGTAAGCATTATTATATCTTCTCCGGTTTCTGCTTTGCTGATTGCATATTCAATTAAATCTTTTACTTTTGGCAAACCTGTTGTAACGTAATTATGATAATACCATCTGCCCTCGCCGAATAGCTGTCTTTCTTTGTGCCAGGATTTTTTCGCTAATTGATAACGCCTTTCTGCTTCTGTATCAGCTTTCCCCTGAGTGCTTATAAGATGAATTACAGGCTGTCTGTAATTATATCCCTGCTTTACCGCCTCAATTATCTTTGGTAATTTATTCATAACTTCTGAGTGAAGAAGTCTTAATATGTGCTGCTTTGTCCTGCCCGAATGGAGCCAGTCATCGCCCTTAGCATCCGATACTAAGGATATTACAGGAAGCTTAGGTATTGCTTTGGCAAGGTTTAGTGGTGCTGAATCAGTCGCAAGCAGTGTATGAGCTGTCTCGAATAGTGCAAGAATATCATAAAGCCGTTCTGCTTTTATGTTGGATATATCAATTATTCTGTATTCCCTTTTGTCAAGTTCCTTCTCTAATGCTGATAATAAGGCATTTGCGTTGGTAAATGGTGATGAAGTGCCGGATAGTGCTGTTAAAACTACTTTCCTGCCGTCAAGAGCAAATTGTT